GGCGACGGCATCGCTTCGTCTAAACCAACGATGCAATACACCGGCGATAAGATGCTCGGCATTGGCACACTGCACAAATCAAATGCAGTGCCCGTCTTCAGCAATCATGAAGCAAAAGAAATGGCGCGAATGCGTCGTGGTTGATTGTACATTTAATCGTAAATATATTATAATAGACTATGAATCGTAAACAAACTGAATCTGATCTTTCTACAGCTCATCTGTATAATCAACCTCACAAGATTGAAGAAATCTACATGGAGTTGATTAACTCTAAAGGTAAACTCGATCGATGGTTTACTAAATACATTGACATGTTTGATGAGCAAATGAATATGCTTCCGACTAGTCATCCTATCTGGAAATTGTATAACGTTAAGTTTAGTCAATACAGCGACATCAATCAGACTATCAAAACAGCTGAATACTATATGAAGAAAGCCTAATATGTTCAAAGGTGCATCAGCATTTTCTCTTCACATCGAGGAGATCGTAAAACAATCTAGAGTATCACATATGGACGCCGTCCTTAAATACTGTGCTGACAACTTTCTAGAACCCGACGATATCAAGAGTCTCGTCAATAAACCACTCAAAGATAAGATCGCCCGCGACATGCGTGAGGCTAACCTACTCCCTAAACAAGCAATGTTGGACGTATAATGAGCACTGAAATTGACAAAGAAAAACACAGTCGTCGTTTGCATAAAGACGAAGTGTATATCGCTAAACAGGTGAAGATCGCTAAAGCACATGGAGTCCCAGTGAAACCCGGTGAAGAACATCGACTACACAAAGTAAGTGGACTCACCTGCGGTGATTCTAACTGTGTGATGTGTGGTAACCCTCGTAAGTTTTTTAAAGAGCCTACAATGCAAGAAAAGAAATTTATTCAAACGGAGAAATGGTATGATGACACCGAATCCAACCTGTGAACTAGAGTGCAGATTCAGTACCTCGTTTGGTATGACTACGATGATGTACTATCCTCCAGTCTACGACAAGCATGGAGTGAACCTTAATCCAGACATGAATAGCACTTCGACTACAGTCAATTGTTCTGTGTGTAATAAATCGTGGTCGAGTATAACTCGTGCCGGTGTATCAACCTTCGATGAAATCCTGTGATTGAAGCTTTCGCAACCTACAAATACTTCATGGCAATCAAGTTGCATTTCACGACTGATCGCTATGATGTATTCCAAGCAAATGGAAAAGTATCTGGATCTCGTGCAGCTTTTGAAAAGCGCAATGATAGATTCCTCTTTGATAAGATTGGACGTAAGTTCGATCAACCGCGCGAGCTGATTGATTATTTTGTCGCCAACTTTGCTTATGGTAACAAGAGTGTTATCTATTCGAGTGAATCAACTGACTATCATGAAGTATGGACTAAGCGCAAAGAATCTCGAACTCATATGTTTAAGACGCAAATGTCTGACATCCAACTGCATCTAGAAAAGAATAATCTCAAGTATGAAGATTTATTTCGTATAGATAATAATGTACCAGAACTTTTGAGTTTGTATGTCGGTGGACATGTACACTTAGAAACTATGGTTATCTTAGACGAATTTGAAAACTTTCTCCCGCAATGGGAACCACTCGTTATGCTTTGGGGCGACCAGCTCCGTATCATCAATAAGACAAAAAAGTTTGTCAAATTCGACAAAACTAAGATACAATCAGTCTATCAACAATACAAAGAATCATTTGCAGAACTTTAACATGGGCCGCACTCTACATAATTATAACGATCGAGAAGATGATCGTAAGACAGTAAAAAATAAATTTACTAAACCCGCAAAACATACCAAAAATACCCCCGGAAGTGGGATGCGCGTTATAAATAAATGGTCAGAGGAATCAATTGACTTAGATGTTGATGATGACTTTGATGATAACGCAAAATACTTCGCAAATCGCAAATAAATCGTACACAAAGGAAATACAATGGACATTACTACACTTCGCAAAATGCGCAATACAGACTTCGGTAAAATCTCTACCGAGTTCAACAAGATCGCTAATCCCCAAAGCGAATCAAAGTCTTATCAAGACGACCGTTTCTGGAAACTAGAAGCGGACAAAGCCGGTAACGCTACCGCAACTATTCGATTCCTCCCACGTGCTGAAGGCGACGAACTCCCTTGGGTTCGAGTGTTCAATCACGGGTTCCAAGGACCTACTGGTAAGTGGTACATCGAAAACTCTCTTACGACAATCGGCGAGAACGATCCAGTCGGCGAACTGAATTCACGTTTGTGGAATACAGGAAATGATGCTGACAAGGAAGTTGCTCGTAAACAGAAGCGTCGTCTTCAATACATTGCAAACGTATTGGTCGTATCTGATCCTAAGCATCCAGAGAATGAAGGACAAGTTCGCTTGTACAAATTCGGTAAGAAGATCTTTGACAAGATCATGGACAAAGCTCGTCCTACATTTGAAGACGAAACTCCTGTCAATGTCTTTGACTTGTGGGAAGGTGCAGACTTTAAACTTCGTCAGCGTAAGGTTGAGGGTTATCCTAACTATGACCAGTCAGTGTTCATGGCTCCAGCACCAGTTGCAGAAGATGAAGATGCTATCCTTGCAGTAGTGAATGCTCAACATAAGTTGGCTGAGTTCATCGATAAGAAGAACTTCAAGACCTATGAAGAACTATCACGCAAGTTGGTTTCTGTTCTGAACAGTGAGATGGCTACTCCTACTGCTGCTAGCATGGATGATAGCGATGATGGATATACACCACCAGTTCGTCAAGCTGCAGCATCAAAGCCTGCAGTGAAGATCTCTAAGCCATCAGATGATGGCGAAGACGACGAAGCGATGAGTTACTTCAAGAAGATCGCAATGGAAGAATAATCTATTCGTAGATAAACCAAAGGGAGGCTTCGGCCTCCCTTTTTATTGGAATGATATGAACAACGAAATAAAATACTTAGTCTATAAGAACGGTGTGAACATAGGTTCATTTAAGAACTTAGTTCTTGGCATCGCTCAGATCAAATCTACATGTTTGGATAACATTACTATGTATCAGATACGAGACATAGTAACACAGGAAGTGCTGTGGGACGGATTAGTAAACGGCTCTACCACTGAAGTATCTATCGACACTTGATTCGTGAGTGCGAACATTAGAAGTCACCTTTGCAATAGAAGTTTGTTTAACGTTGTTATTGACTGTAGGAGCACTAACGATATTAGATCCACCACTAGCTTTCTCTTTCATTGCAAGCGTTTGTTCCGACATACCAGCAACTCTAGATCCGCTAACAGAACTAAATGAAGCTAGTCCAGCACTAAGCTTCTCTATTCCTATCCCAGCTTGAGAAAGTCCAGGACCATAACTAGCAATTTGTTCTAATTGCTCAATAGGCGATTTCTGTCCACTTACTGCACCTAAGAATCCAGTCACCAAGTTTGCAACTCCAGCGACTGCACCACCCGCACCAAATGCTGCCATGCCAGCACCAACGGCAACTAGTCCAGCACCAACGGCTAATAGATTGCTACCATCAACTGCACCGAGTCTCTCAATACTTGTAACGATTGAATCCATGATTCCAGTGATGGCATCTGATATTGCTGTTACTACGTTGACGATTACGTCTCCGATTGATTTTAGAATCTCTGGAATTGCTTTAATAGCTTCAATAAACACACCACCAACTACTTCGGCGACCTTCATCAAGACAGGAGCAAAAGCAGCAATTGCTGGAGCTGCCATCTCTAATGCTTTACCGATACCCATCGCAGCTAGAGTGAATGTGCCCATGCCGATTATAGTTGCAGGGTTTGCTAATGACGCAAATCCTTTACCCAGTCCTTCAAGCAGTCCCTGTAGTCCAGCGCCAGCGCCTTTACCTAATTTAGCTAGTGCATCGCCTAAAGATCCTATGCCTCCAGCTAAAGATGCTAGCATTCCATCGCCACCCGCACCACCGCCTGCAGAACCCGAACTTTTAGCGCCACCAGTTCTGGGTTTAGTGTTATTCACTAATTGTTTTAGTAAGAATACCTGTTGCTCTTGAATTTTGAAAGGTGTAGACTTATCAGCCTTAGCTACTACTATCTTTCTCTTTTCAGTCAAGTCTTTCTTTGCAGTTTCAGGAGAAGGTGTATGAACTTCCGCAATCTTGATAGGAATCGGAATATCCGCTTTTCTCTTTTCTACAATAGCTTCTTTAGCAACTTCCGGTGATGACTTTGGTTCACGTGAAATAGGTATTTCTGTTTTACGCTTATCGGCAATAGCAGCTTTTGCGTTGCCCTTACTTTCTTTAGATTTGTCATCGGCTTCTTTAGTCATAGAAGCTCTTATATCATGCTTAGCGTATTCTGCTGTATGAACTTTCTTCACTGCTAGTAGTTCTTTCCCTTTAGGGAATTTTGCCATTTCTTCATCCGTTAGTGGACCAGCAGCTCCACCAGCTTCTTTTTTAAATTTTTCGATATCGGCTGCATTGCCCTTAATATCTTTAGAAGCTTTTTGAGCTCCAGCAAAACTAGCTTTTAATTCTTTATCTGATTTTGTCGAACCCAGCAATTTCTGCTGTTTAACAAAATCACCCTGCGCAATTTTCTTGTTGAGTAACCCGCCAACATTCACAGCGCTTAATGCAGTTCTTCCAAGATTGCCCTTACCAAACTTATCGGTGAATCCCTTCTTCATATCGCCTAGTTTTTCACCAAGCGTCTTAAAGGTTCTCATACTTTGACCTATTGCAGCTATTGCTGCAGCTTCTCGCGAACCTCTCTGGTCATTTCTCTTTGCAAGTTCTACTAATTCTTCTTGGCTTTTTTGAATAGCGTGTAGAGAAGTGTTTTCTTCTACAATAGTTTTATCTATTTTCTTTTGTTCTACTACGCTTGCAGCATCGAGAGCAGTTAAAGCAGAAAGCTTTCGAGAATCTATAATTAAAGATTCTCGAATAGACTCCAAATGTCCCTGAGATATTTGCTGCGATTCTAGCAATTTCTTAAACGAATCAGAGCTAATGCCATTGCCACCGGAGACGGAAACATTAGTGGTAGTACTAATGTTTATTGGAGTTTTTTTCGCTTGTCTTTTTGCCATGATAGTTATCTCTTTTGTGCTTCTAAGCGTTGTTTTTCTTCTTCTAAATACTGTATGAGCATAGCGGTATAAATTTCACGTTCAAAGGGGATCATATTCTCAATTTCCCCTAGACTATACTTGTGGTACTGCATAAGTGCAAAGTTCATCTTATAATAATTATGCAGACTATCATGATATAAGCAAATTAGAAAAAAGATTCGAGGCCTTTAATAACCTTCTCATGATCTTTTTTACATACTGGGCAGGCGTACTTAACGGTCTCTTCAAGCTTCGGCATCGTGTCAAAGAATCCTTGAAGTTTGCCAAATTGCTCTTGCGTTAAGTTGTTTACAAACTCACGAACCTCTTCTGGTTTCTGTTCTTTAGTTGGATAAATTTCATCGCTATCATAGATAGAGTCGATACACTGGCAGATGATTTCGAATACTAATTCTACGTCTCCGTCTGCGATGCCTTCCATTTTCTTAATGATATCAAGAGTTGGATATTTCATGATAGCACCAACATCATTAAACAGGAGGATAGTCTTATGATGATCTTTTGGTATTTGTACTTTAACTTTAGTCAAATCAATAGAATATTGAACTGTAGCTTTATCATCTTCACAAGTGTCGCACTTTAAGATAACGTCTACAATCTCGCCAACTGACTTAGCTCTAAGTTGTGTGAAGATGTATTCAACATCAAAAATAGCTAGATCATTAACGTTAATCTTATCCATGATACACGATTCAATGACAGACTTTAAAGTCTCAATCATCGTATCTGGATCTTCACTCTGCTGAGCAATCAATAGAGCCTTTTCTTCTTTAACTAGAAATGGTCTATAGGTGACAGCCTTGTTGGTTGAAGGAATAGTCAATTTGTATCGCGGCGCTTGGGCCTGTGGTAATGCCATTATTATTTTCCTTTTCGAATATCATCAAGCATTTTGCTCAATTCAGTTGTGCTACCGACGAAGATAGCGTTATTAGTCACAGATGCAAGTTCTTTTGTTTCACCCTTAGGTGATTCAATCGATTGCTTCTTTTTATGTAAGTCTAGTAGTTGGTGATTAATATCTGAAAGATGTTTCATCAGTCCTCCAACTACTTCAAATGCTCTAGGATGTTCACTCTGTTTTGCAACTTCGAGTGCATGAAATAAAGCGTCTTGTCCTTGGTTTAATATCGAATGCAGATTACTGCGTGTAGTCTCATAGTCATGATCTAATGCTTCATTTTTAGGAGCAACAATGTTTCCATCATGTGTTATAATATCTACTTTGCCAATAGGTTCTACTTCAAAAACTTGGCTCAAATTATCATCAATTTTCATAATTTTATTTTACTGGTGTGTCAGTGCTATTAATTGTTGCAGTCTTTTCTTGAGTGCGGCCATATGCCGAAACACCAAGAATAGCACCAAATGCTAAGTGAATAAATCCGCCATTATCGAGAGTTAATGACTTCCACATATCAATTTCTACGCCCTTTAATTTTAAAATTAGTACGAATGCTGGTGCTATAACGAAATCAAAAATATTGATTGCCATATACGTCCAACCCATTGCTGGGCGCCATAATTTTTGTATCCAATGTTCTTCGTTCATGCGAATAATCCTCCCAGATTTGTCTCTATACCTTGTCGTTCTAATTGTGCAATTGCATTGCTATAAGAAGCATTGTCATTAACTCTTTGTTGATATTCTTGAAAATTAGAATAATACAATTCATTTGTAGTAGAGTCTATACTTATAGCAGTTTGCGCGTATTCTTGTAAGGTAGTCAAATCATTTGACTTTTCTATATCCTGATTGCTGAATGCGTCCGATGAACTAGTAGCCCAGTTTCTATTAAAGTGATTCTTATACGCAAACGTAATTGCTAATTTCATTACATCTTTAGAATTATTGTCTAATACGATTGCTTGTATGGATTTAGGATATACTTCGCGCAATTCACATTCATACGTATTACTATTCTCAGTGTCTTGAATTATAATGTTCATCGTAGTAGCGTACTGATCGTAATATCCAGAAAGTCTAGTCGCTGGATCTATAATGATATTCATCCATTCATCAAATAGTTTTTTAACAAGCATCTTAGTATCAACTAAAAACGTGAGTGTTATATTCTCAAAAGTTCTATCTGAAACCATTTCTCGAACTTCACCATATGTTCTAATTGGCTGAGTGACCATAGCAATACCAGGCAATGTAGCCTGTTCGCAAAATAGATGAACGATATTAAATTCTTTATATAAGTTTGGCATTCCCTTTGGAATAGCTAAATTTACAGTGAATCTATTTTGTCTCGCTAATCCATCTTTTTTAATTTGCGAAATAAAACTTGATAATGGTTCTGCCATTACATTCCTCCAGTATTTTTCCAGACTTGCGAAGAAGAAGCTTTTGTAAAACTTTCCACTGGCAACATCATTGCAGTAACCCAATCTGTTGGGGATATTAATTTAGTCGGTGTCATGACGTGGTCATAGAGATATGATTTTACACAATGCTCGGCTAACTTATGTTTTGAAATTCCACTAATGATATTCCACGAATATCTAAGTCTAGTAGTTTCATCTAAATTTTTAGTTGATTTGAATTTTAAAAGATTGTCTAATAAAACTACTCTAAATTTGTATGACAAGTAATGCATATTCAATCCAGTGAATCCAGTTGCCGATGTAGCAAATGGAAACACCATAGGAAATCTATCATAGTGTGGCAAAGTTTCTTTATGTTTTGGATCATAGAAAAACATATACAGACTGCCGGGTTTAATGGTATTTGATATTACACCAGAATTTGTAAACACTCCACGTGGCTTAATGCCTTCTTTAGTTAAAAGAGTAGCCTGTTGTCTAAACCAACTTCTTGAATTATTCACGACCGATTGGTCGAATTGATGCTTTTCAAAAACATCTAGCATACTTTTCTGTGGTGTCATTTTATTCCTAGATGATGTTCAGTCAATATTATGAAATCCCATTGTCTATCATTTGCATACGTTGTTGCGGCTTTCCACTTTGCTTCGTTTACGCCCCATGTTAATACTTCCTGTATATAACGCTTAGTTCTTTTAGATGGAGGAACCGGAGGTCTCGTTTGAGCATCTGGTTTTACTTCTACTAAATAAGTCTTAATACTTCCATCCTTGGTTTTCACTTTTATCTTGAAGTCTATAAAATATCTATGATGTCTATTGTCAACTGGAGATACATATGGGACGATAGTCTCTTCTGAGCTCCAACTTAAAACTGATGAATTCTTATCACACCATAGTGCAAATTTGGTTTCCCAGCTAGATCTCATAATAATGTTAGTATGATCCCCAATATACTTCTCTGGATGTATCGGTTTGTACTTGCGCTTGTGAAACATTTATAAATATACTATAGCTAATACTAACTATTTATAGGAATTTGAATGGCAACAGCAGAATCAGGAATTCCAGCAGCAAATGCTATTCCAAAAAACAACTATCAACCTAAATCTTTTGATTCCAATCAAAAGAAGTACGCTGTAGAAGGCTATTCATATCCCGAAAACTTGATGGGACACATGGCTGAATACGGCAGTAATTACGTGCTATTCTACATAAACGTCAATGAAGCATCAAAAATGCTTCAGAATCCAGATGCCTCAAGCCTAACAGTAGATATTGATACTAGTGAACGAGTAAAAAAAGGATTAGCTGGCAAGGAATACACTACTGCTAATGTAGCGGCAGTGCAAACTGGGTTTGGTGCAGTAAGTGGCGCTGGCGCTGGTGGTGCTCTTGGCGCTGCTCTTGCTGGAAAAATAGGAGGCGGAGTTGCTGCTGGTGCATTAGTTGGCGGAGCAGTAACTGGTGTAGGAGCTGCTGCTGTTGCTGCAAACGCTTCTGGATTTTCAAGAACTCAGAAGAGATTGAAAACCGCAATAGCACTTCACGTCCCTAATCAATTATCTATCAGATATGGTGCTAACTGGGGTGAAGAAGAAACGTTTGGAATGCAAGCTGCACAAACTGGAATCGAAATAGCAAAAGCACTTTCTAAAGGTGAAGGCGCAATTGCTGCTAAAGGCACCTCAGAAATAGTGGCAAGTTTAGCGTTATCAAAGGGTCCTAACGCTGGAGCGATGTCAGCAATGTCAGGATTAGCACCAAATCCTATGAAAGAACAGGTGTTCAAAGGCGTAGACTTTAGAACATTCAGTGTTGACTATAGTTTTTCTCCTAGAAATGCTAAAGAATCTCGCAGCGTGTTAAACATCATTGCAGCATTTAAATATCACATGCATCCAGAATATAAAGATGCTAATAATTTCTTGTTCTTATATCCATCAGAATTTGACATAGTGTATTACCATAATGGCGTTGAAAACATGAATATTCATCGACATACTTCATGTGTATTGACAGAAATGAATGTCAATTATACTCCAAATGGGAATTTTACTACATTTGCCGGCGGTATGCCAACACAGATTAATATCACGATGTCATTTAAAGAACTCACTATTCTTACTAAAGAACTTATTGCACAGGGTCTATAATGTATTTCGCAAACTTTCCAAAAATAGTATATGATTTTGATACGACATCTGGTACTAACTATCAGATTGTAACTGATATTACGCGCAATGTCAGATTCCGCAAAATGATTCTTGAAAATATTAGTTTGTACGACTACTATGATATGAAAGAAGGCGAAACCCCGGAGATAGTATCTGAAAAGATTTATGGTACACCATATTACCACTGGGTCATAATGCTAGCTAATCAACGATACGACTATATTAATGATTTTCCAGTAAGTCAACTTGAATTAGATGCATTGGTTGAACAACGATATAGCGTTAATAAGATAGAACATATACACCACTACAAATATAATGGCTTTATTCGCGAAGGTGTTAACATTCTCGTTGTTAGAGATTCGGTTTTGCTAGATGGTGGTATTGGCGAGATGGCTGTTGGCAAAATACTAGTTAGTCAAACAAATGGATATGTTGGAAGAATTGATGAAATTTTAGTAGAATCTAATAATGCAACAGTGACACTCTCAGTATCTTTGCGAAATGGCAAATTCATGCCAAATGAAACTCTTACTGTACAAAATGAAAACGTGTTTGTTGAAGTTCAAACCTGTACTATCCCTGATAATTATACAGTAACGTCTAATTATCAATACGAGTTTGATTTAAATGAAGCTAAGCGTAGAATAAAAATAATCGATCCTGCATTAGTTGAACAACTAATCAAGGAATTTAAAGATACCATATGAGCCAAAGTGCAATAGCAGAATCATTAAGATTTGCCGGTGACGTATCAATACGCAAATTACAGTTAGTATCATCTAACAACTTTGCAGTTGATATCACCGATCAAATGATCGGCATAGAAATGCACGAGGATTTATTCTCGCCATTTATTACTATGACTATAGTAGTGCGCGAGTCTCTTGACTTTATCAATTCTTTGCCTCTGCGTGGCGAAGAAATTATAAATGTAGAGTTTGCTACTCCAACTTTTACTAAAGATAACGATATCGTAAAAGGAAAGTTCTACGTTTATAAATTGAGTGATAGACAGTTGCTCAATGATAAGAATTCGGTGTACGCATTGCATTGCATATCGTATGAAGCTCTTACTGATATGAACGTCAAACAATCTAAAGCGTTTAGAGGGAATATTAGCGATATCGCAGAAACTCTCATCAAAGCAGATGGTTTAAATACAACTAAAAAGTATAACATTGAACCAACTAAGAATTCAATGAAGTATGTTTCAAACTTCTGGTCTCCGATTAAAAATTTGAATTTCATAGCATGTAACGCTCTCAATAAAAATGGAAGTGCATCCTATCTATTTTTTGAAAATAGAACAGGGTTTAATTTCGTATCATTAGATGCGCTGTATGCACAAGACACGTATCAGAAATTCGTAAAAGATAATTATACTCGTGATACAGAAGGAACTGCGTCATTTAGAAATTTAGATAGAGACTACCAAAGAATCATAGAATTTAGAATTAAAACTCTTTATGATTCTTTAAAATATACTAGTTCTGGAGCGTACGCTTCTAGATTATTCGCGTATGATTTAGTTAAAAAGAAATACTTTGCTAAAGACTTCGTAGCATCCAATGATTTTAGCAAGTTCAACCATTTGAATAAGCTTCCATTATATACGAGTTTCAAACCAGTTAGTCCAGTCAATTCTATAAGCACAGAAGTTAGACACTTTGGAAGTCATAACGGTTTTGCCGATACTAGCAATGTTGCATTCGAACAATCTAGAAATTCTGCTATTCAAACATTAAGATCTTCGACTGTAGAGATTGAGGTATTTGGTAGAACAGATTATACTGTTGGCCAAAAAATGTATATTGAAGTTTATAAACCAACTGTCATGACTTCAACTGACGACATGAGCACCAACGATAAAACTGGCGTTATTGACACAACTTATTCTGGAAATTATATTGTTACTGCTATTAATCACATGATCGATAGAGAGAGTCACACATGTATTTTAGAATTATCTAAAGAATCGATGATAGAATGATATACACTGGCGTTGTAGAAAATAGATATGATCCACTGAAACTTGGCCGATGCCAAGTCAGAATAATCGGACTTCATACTCACGATAAACAAAGACTTCCAACTGAAGACTTGCCTTGGGCGTATCCAATGCAGAGTATAACTTCAGCTGCGATGAGTGGCATTGGTTCGACACCTCTTGGTTTAGTTGAAGGCACGTCAGTATTAATTGCATTCCAAGACGTTGATTTACAATATCCTATTATGATAGGATCACTTGGTGGAATTCCACAGAGCGCAAGTAGTATTAGCGTAGATGATTCTACACTTCAATTAAAAATTGATGGTGAATTAAAAGAATCTAATGCACAAAGTAACATCGTCGTTGATGGCACTGGAAACCCAGTACTCAGTGGCGATGGAACTCCTGTAACTACGACACAGCCACCACCGACTTTAGAGAATACTAATGCTCTTAAACGTGCTGCAGAGTTTACTCCAAGCGCAAACTGCATAGCACTAATTAAGAGATTTGAGGGATTGAAACTTCAATCATACCAAGATTCTGTTGGTATATGGACTATTGGTTATGGAACCACTAGAATAAATGGTCAGCCTCTTACTAGTGGAATGAATATCACCATTGCTCAGGCTGAATCATATTTGCTTTCAGACTTATCGGCTGACCATGCAGCATCTGTAAAACGCAATACAAGAGCATTGATCACGCAATCTATGTTCGATGCACTAGCATGCTTTACGTATAATGTCGGAAGTGGCAATTTTGCAAAATCCACACTATTAAAAGACTTAAACGCTAGCAAGTATTTGGACGCAGCCGCTGGATTTTTACAATGGGATAAAGCTGGTGGAGTAATACTTGCTGGATTGACTAAGCGTAGATTAGCTGAAAAAGATTTATTTTTAGCCGATGGAATTCCAAATTCTGCAGGAGAATTACCACCAACTGAACAGACGACAGCGACAGTTGCAACGACAGGAACTGCGACAGCCGCAGCAACAACTACGGGTGCAGTTCAATCAACTGGAAGTGTTAATGGATTTGGCGATCCAAAAGGTGTATACCCACTCTATATCAATGAGCCTGATACTAATAGATTAGCACGACATGAAGAAATTAGTAAAACGATTGTTTATAAAAAAGATGCTGCGCTAGTCAAAGGTGTTGAAGTTGCTGGTGGAACTACATGGGACCAATCACCTAATCCGTACAACACGTCATATCCGTTTAACCATGTGATGATGACGGAATCTGGTCACGTATTAGAGTTTGACGATTCTCCACATTCAGAACGTATTCATTTATATCACAAGTCCGGCACCTTCATGGAGATTGATGCTAATGGAACTCAAGTTACTCGCATAGTCGGCGATGGATACGAAATATACGAGAGAAATGGGTATGTACATATCAATGGTTCGCTCAATGTGACAGTTGATGGTGCCGCTAACATTCTAGTTAAGAATGGATTAAACTTAGATGTACGAGGCACTGTAAACATCAACGTTTACAATGACGTAAATCTTAACGTGAGTGGATCACTGAATGCATCAGTGACTGAATCATTTAAACTTAAAGCTGCTACTGTCATTATCGAAGGTGATACTGTAGATCTAAGATCTAACGGTGGGTTGACTATGAGTGGTAGTGGAGATGTTAACATTAATTCTGGTGGAACTTTACATGCAGATGGATCATTCATTGATATTGCTAATGGTGCTTCTACAGCAGTTGCATCTGGATTAGGTGCAGCAGGTGCTAAACAAACACCAGAAATGCCAGAGTTTAATCCATTGACTGTGATAGGTAGAAGTGCTGGCGCTGCTGGACAATATGAAACTCCTGAAGAAGGTGATTCATCTACGTATCAACAAAAGCAAATTAACAGTGGTGCAATTAAGTCTGAAGAACTTAATACTGGAGCTCAAACAGAAGCCGCCGCTGCACCAACAAATACTGTCGCGCCCGCAACAGCGAGTTGCGATATCATTATGATGAAGCAAACGTTTGAGCCATCATTCTCGTTATCTAAGAATTATACACTTGCGGCATTGACTTCGAATGGCAGTAGAATGCCAGTAGCACAACAGGGCTTAAGCGCGCAGACAATCGTGTGCAATCTAAAAGGTCTATGTGAAAACTACTTAGAAGTAGTTCGAAATCTATATCCCAATGTGATTATCACTTCTGGGTTTAGACGCCCTGGCGACGTTGCGGCTTCATCGAAGACATCTGATCATTATCTTGGTTCTGCTGTCGATATCGTAATTCCTAGTATTGGCAGAAAAGGTCACTATGAAGCAATTCAAAGAATTCAACAATTGGTCCCATATGATCAGTTGATTTTAGAATATCAAGGTGCAACAACCGTGTGGATTCATGGATCGTTCAGATATACTGGCGCTAGAAAACAAATATTTACAATGCGTGATCATCGTAGAATTGGTGACATGGGTCAATTCATATTAGTAGCATGACAGTAATAGTAACAAGCACTCCAGCAAGTATTTCCGGAGAGGAAGATAGCGCTGTTGTCTACGAAGGCGCTTCACCGTTAAATAGACTTCCACCAGTTAGAGAGTATATTGATACTTTCGATATTTCTGCTGCGTTTACGTCTAGCGTTGCTGACACCCTGTATGTCGTTACTGGAGTAAGCGCATCTCCTACTATAGATGGCATATCTACTTCATTTTCTGGAAATACTATAAATATAGTTGGCACGGTTATGAATGTGTTTAATTCTAAATATTATCAATTCAAAATGCCGGATGGTAGTGTAAAAATCTTACAGCCAAACACCACTGAAGATTTTTATGGTATTATTAAATATCAGCCTGATTTTTTAAGATATGTTGAAGTTACATACACTGTAACTCTGTTGCCAACTGTATTGGGAATTCAAGATATTCCTGAAACGATTATCGTGAAGCAAACGGTGAATAATGATTGGGAATCTAATAGATTACTTCTAAAACAATTAGTAGCACAAGGACAACATTAATGCCAGCAGTATCATTAGAAGGACACGTATCAACCGGTCACTTGTGCTTTCCTCCAACTTCGACTGAATCTGGATTTTCTTCTAAGACGAACGTAGAAGGAAAGGCTTGTCAACTTTTAGGATTAACTAAATACGTAGATCACGCATGCGGATCTATTCATAAAGATGCAATGCGGAAAGTATCTTCAGGCAGTAGTAAGGTTAACATAGAAGGAAAAGCCGCTGTACGAATAGGTGACTCCATCGCGTGTGGTGATACTGTAGCTCAAGGCGCTTCTAAAGTCTTTATTGGTGGATAAATAACATATGGCTAAAACAAGAACATTCTCCGATCTAGACCTGAATTTCACAGCAAATCCAGTATCTAAAGACGTCTCTAGAAAATATGATGAGAATGCTATAAAGCAGTCAATTAAAAATCTTATTTTGACTAAGAATTTTGAGCGTCCATTTCGAAGTGACATTGGTTCTCAGATAAAAACACTTATGTTTGAACCGATAACGCCAATGCTTTCAGCGCTGGTTAAAAAAACAATAGAGAATACGCTTAATTCGTATGAACCTAGAGCAAACATTCTTGATATCTCAGTGTTACTCAGTCCCGACAATAACGGAATATACGTAACTATCGTATTTGCAATAGTTAACACGAGCACCCCGATAAGTGTTGATCTATTTCTAGAAAGAACTCGCTAATGGCAACCAATAAAATCAATATATCAGAACTAGATTTTGACAATATCAAATCTAGTTTAAAAGAATACCTAAAAGGTCAGGATCAATTTACGGATTATGATTTTGAGGGTTCTGCTATTAACGTATTACTTGATATTCTAGCGTACAACACTCATTACAATGCTATGTACACTAACTTAGCTATCAATGAGATGTTTTTAGATTCTGCAAGTAAGAGAGATAGCGTAGTATCTATTGCTAATAATTATGGGTATTTGCCTACATCAAAGTCATGCGCAAAAGCAACTATTGGCATGACTGTTGCTGTTGGTACTTCTAGTGCTAACACACTATCCATTGCAAAGTCTACGCCGTTCACCTCAACTGTAAATGGTGTAGATTATAACTTCTACACTATGAACGAAAACATTGGTATTTCAAATGGTGTTGATTTTGTCTTTAGTCAGTTTCCAATTTACGAAGGTACTCCAGTTACTGAAAAATTTACAATATTTGCTGGCACCTCGATAATTCTTCAAAATCTTAATATTGACACTAATACAATTAAAGTGACGATACAGGATGTCGCAAATTCATTTACTTCTTCTGTATATTCATACTCTGAAAAAATCATAGGACTAGTTCCAACGAGTGAAGTTTATTTCATTAAAGAAGTAGAAGGCGGAAAATACCAAGTGTATTTCGGCAAAGATAACTTAGGCAAAGAGCCTGCAGTGGGTTCTGTAGTAACAATAGAATACATGGTAACTGGTGGATCTAGTGGAAACGGAATTGCGTTATTTACATATTCAGGTACTAATTTGCCAAGTATGCCGGTAGTAACTGTATCTAGCATTGCTAGTACAGGAAGAGATGGCGAAACAATCGATGAAATAAAATATAACGTATCTCACAAATACAGAACTCAAGATAGAGCAGTTACTGCAAGTGATTACATTGACGTTATTCAAACAGCATATCCAGATATTGATGCGATTAACTGCTGGGGAGGAGAAAGCATGTCTCCTCCAATATACGGAAAAATATACATTTCTATCAAACCAAAAACTAGTTTGTTTTTAACATCTAGTGAAAAGAACTATATCACTGAATCTATAATTGCTCCTAAATCAATGTTAGGAATATCGCCAGTTCTATTAGATCCAGTCTATACGACAGTAGAATTAAGCACTACGGTGTACTATAATCCAAACTTGACAAACAAATCGTCAACACAAATAACTGAACTCGTTCGTCAGTCTGTTATAAATTATAATGACACAGTACTACAAAAGTTTGATGGCGTATTGAGATATTCTAGATTGATACGAGCAATCGATGATGCAGATAGTAGCATTATCAACAATATCACAACAATACAATTAAGAAGAGTAGTGGACGTGATCTTCAACACTTCAACTAAATATACTATAGACATTAGTAATCAAATTTATTCGTCCGGTGTTCCAGAAGAATCTGTAATGACTAATGCGTTCTATATTGATAATAGTGGTACTAAGTACTATATAGACGACGATGCTGCAGGAAACTTACGTTTATTTTATTATAATCCACAAGATTACTCTAAAGTATTTACAAATTTAAAAATTGGAACTGTGAATTATTTGACTGGCACTATAGTTGTTAATAATCTATTCGTGACCGGCGTAGTAGAATCAGATTTACAGTTTATCATTAAACCGCAGTCTAATGATATTCTCTCAAAACATAACGAAATTGTTGACATAAGTTTAGATTATCTAAGCATCGACACAGTACAAGAACTTTCAGGCTCGACTCATCAGTTTGCATCTAGTAGAACATAATGGATAAGACACCTATTTCTATAGCATTGGAACGACAAATTCCCGAATTTATTCGGGAAGAATATGGCGTGTTCGTAGATTTTATAAAAGCGTATTATGCTTTTTTAGATCAAACTCAGCAGCGCAATTTAGAAGACATTCGTTCTATTGAAAATACACTTGACGAATTTGTAATTAGATTTAAAAAAGAACTTTCAGTAATATTTCCAACAAACACGCTGGAGAATGAAAGATTCATTTTACAACGTATTCGCGAGTTTTATAAAACCCGTGGATCTACTGAATCGTTTCAGTTCTTATTTAGAACTCTCTTCAATAAAGAAGCTGAAATATATTACCCATCAAAGCAGATTTTAAGAGCTTCGGATGGAAGTTGGATTCAGGAAAGATCACTATTCGTAGAACAATCTTCAGGAGATCTATTCCACTTAGGTGGAAAAATTATAAACATTAACACTGGCATGAAGAATATTCATGTCTTTTGCCCGCGCGTAGTATACTATCGCGAAAATGTGTATGAAGTTTTTATCGATAGATCTTACATCCAAGATATTTTTGTAGGTAATTTAGTCTTGTCAGAAGACGGCTTAAACTCTGGCACAATCATTCCATGTCCATCAAAATACAACATTATAACGAGTGGTTCTGGATTTGAAATTGGTTCACTCTACCATCTACCATCTGAAAGCGGTAATGGGTCATTAGTAAAAATTACTAAAATTGATGCAAATGGTGGCATTAAGAAAATTCAAGTAATTACTTTTGGACTAGACTATGAATCTGTGTTTTATGCAAAATTAAGCAATAAAACTCGTCAAGCCTTTTCATACTATACTCCTATTACTTCATTCACAGTTGGGGCTGGTCACCCGGCTGGCTTATTTCCAACTAGTTCATATACGACTACAAATCCATATGCTGATGGTACGACTGGTTATATTGATTTAGGTTACATAAACAAACAAAATTACTTTGCATATGATAGTGCATATCTACCATCGGGAAATACATCAGAAAAAGTATTTTATGCCGATGGTACATATGTAGGTGAAATCATAGGATCATTCTATACTAATAATTCTAATGATAGCGTTGTCGATGACACGCTTGCTGAAATTAGAATTGATCTTGGACCGGTTGCAGTATATCCTGGGTATTATTCAAAGAGTGATGGATTCATTTCCGACGAATCATTTATTCAAGATGGCAAATATTACCAGTTGTTCTCATATGTTATTAAAGTAGAACAACAGATAGAATCTTACAGCGATATCGTAAAGGCGTTATTGCATCCTGCTGGCTTTGAAATGTTCGCAGAATATAATATCAAAAACACATATTTGGTATCTGCTAGTGCTCTTAATGCATTCATCCGTCGTCAATTTACAGATCAGCAATACGCAACTGACGACGATGCTGCAAACGAGGTTTATAAATTTCTTGATGAATTGCAAGCTTCGTATCATAGTGATACTAACGATATTAAAGATGTAATTAAGAGATTAGAAAATGCAAACGGAGAATTCCAGACTATACTAGAATCTAAGTATTATGATATGCTTAAGGGTTCTGCTAGTGATCCTATCGAGAATAGTCTTGCGCCAGCTTATCATAATGTTTTAGACGACATTAAAGACGGCATTAAACGCACTAGTGACATTACAAATATACCTACTGACTACGGTGTTGGTAGCAAGAAAGATGCGTTAAAAGGTTCTGCTGCTAATCCAGTCGAGAATAGTCTTGCACCAGCTTATCACGTTGGTACTCAAGATATTAAAGATGCACTAAAGGGTTCTGCTAGTGATCCTATCGAGAATAGTCTTGCGCCAGCTTATCATAATGTTTTAGACGACATTAAAGATAACGTTAAGCTTACTACCGATATTACTGGTGTCATTACTGATTATGGAGTGGGCAGCAAGAAAGACAATGTTAAACTCACCAGCGATATTACTGGTGTCATTACTGATTATGGAGTGGGCAGCAAGAAAGATGCACTAAAGGGTTCTGCTGCTAATCCAGTCGAGAATAGTCTTGCACCAGCTTATCATAATGTTTTAGACGACATTAAGGATAACACTAAACTCACTACCGATATCACTGACGTACCTACAGACACCATTGGAAATCGTGATGGAGTTGGCAAAGGCGTTGCTACATACGTTAGAGATACTAATTACTCTAACTTCGGCAATCTACCAGAGCAGTATCCATTTGTTGCTACGACTGTTACTGCAGAAGCTATTGGAAATCGTAGTGGCGTTGGCAAAGGTGTTGCTACGTATAGTAGAGATAAGACATATGTAAACTATACTGGCGAAACAAATCCGTTTGATTCTTACTTTCCAATTGTTGAAGATGGAAGTGAAAAGGACTTTACGCCATCAGTAAAAACTGATTTTGCGGCGTCAGTGGGCGGTGATTGGTCTTGGGATGGTTCAGCATATGTTATGAACTATCCTGAGATTAGAATTGGCGTTGCTTATATCCGTAACCCAACTGTAACGCCACAGTTTGGAGAAAATCTGTCTTCTCCTACTGATACATTCCCAGATGGATCTACTCAAGGCTTGACAAAATTTGCATTCTCCGGTGCATCTTGGAATCAAACTCAGACTATCGCAGATGCAATAGGAACTCGTAATGGCGCTGGTCAAGGGGCCGTCATATACGATAGATCTATCGTGCCGTTGGCGACTGATCTTACTGGCGCTACTACCGATGAATTCCCGAATGGATCTACTCAAGGCTTAGTCAAATGGTCATTCTCTGGTACTAGTTGGAGAGATCTTACTGGTGTAACTATTGATTCTACTCCGACACGAGTGAATAGTCCTATATACGCCGATAGTATAAATAATACAAATACAGGAACATTGTACTATAATGTGTACAATCAAAACGATGCTGCAGATCCTAACTCTTCATATTCATATGAAGCAGGAGGTTATTCAGTACATGACACGAGAGCAATCTCTTAATTTTAAAAAGGTATAAAAATGATTTTAATTCCTCAATTCAGAAATATCATCGAATGCGGTGGTACTCTACAAATCGCTCACTTTGGTCCAGACGGTGAACTCATCGAAGAACGCATGTATTCTAACATCGTTACGACTATTGGTAAACAATGGATCGCAGCGCGTATGAAGACAACTGGTATTCCACTTGAAATGGGTTACATGGCAGTTGGTGGTAACGCAACAGTTGGTTCAAACCCAACTAAGACTACTCCAGTTATTGCTGATCAAGCGCTTTCAACTGGTGGCACTCCAGCACTTTCAGAACTAGCTCGCGTTGGTTTGTCTACTTCTGGTGGTACAGTTTCTGGCGCTGTTGTTACATATGCTGCAAATTTTGCAGCTGGTACTGGTACTGGTTCGTTGATCGAAGCTGGTATCTTCAACGTTGCTAGTGGACCTGTTCAAGGTTCTGGCACAATCACTTCAGCACTACTTTGCAAGACTTCGTTTGACGTTGTCAACAAAGCTGCAAACGATTCTATCGCTATCACTTGGACTGTAACCATCCAGTAATTGTTTAATTTGTATTATACTCGTGCACGATTAAAAAGAAAATAATAAATGTCAACATCACTACTTAAATTCTCTCTGAAGACCAATTTAGTTAAATCGGTTATATCAGAAATCGTGTCAAACATTAGTCGTTACTACTACGCATACGGTCATGCTGGTGCCTGGGCAAACGAAACATCTCCAGACGCAGTTTCAGAATCATATGAATATGAAAATGAAACTAGAAACGAGATGCTTCTGTACAAGCAGATAGATTCTAATGACATTGCTGCAGTTATTCCAAGAATTAACTGGGTTAGTGGTTACACATTCGATATGTTTAACGAGTATAGCAGTGATTACCCAGCATTCTCAGGAGCTACGTCTCTAGAGAATGCTGAGTTTTATTGCCTAACAGACGACTATAACGTCTATAAATGTTTATACAATAATAATGATAGTCCTTCTTCGCAAAGACCTATCGGCACAAGTACTGATTCTATGGTAATGGATGATGGTTACATATGGAAATATATGTACACCATTCCGTTGTCAGTACGCAATAAATTTTTGACTGCAACTACTATGCCAGTAGTTACGGCGTTATCAAATCAATTTTATTCAAAGGGTTCTATTGTCGCATACAATATTGAGAATCCTGGTGCAAAATATCCAATAACATCATATAAGATTATTGGATTTAAAATCATAGATGGAGGTTCTGGGTATTCAGTAGCTCCAACAGTTACTCTATCAAACCCTAATCAAAGTGGTGGTGTAAGCGCAACAATTTTAAGCGTGACTATTTCTGGTGGACAAGTTACTGGAGTAGCAATGAGTACACAGGGTTCTGGCTATTCATATCCGCCTATCGTCACTGTTGTAGGATCAGCAACTCGTTCTGCTGTGTTAGAACCAATTGTTGAAAGACTTAGCAGTACATACACAAATTTAGTAGTAACTGGTGATGGTTACTTAGAAGAAAATCCATACCAAGTTTCAGGAATATCTATAACCAATGGAGGTAGTGGGTATTCTACTGCACAATTCTTATTCAAATCTCCTGACCTAACTAATGGTATCATTGCTGTTGCTAATGGAATTATTAGCGACGTTGTTTTACCGGGTACTCTTGCTGCATCTACGTCTACGACAACGGTGACAGGAGTTGGCACTAGTTTCTTAACATCGCTGTCGATCAACTCTGCAGTGAAAATAAATGGCATAGTCTACAAAGTAACAGCTGTCAATAGCAACACAGTAATTACTATTGATACAGCAATTAGTGTAACAGTTGGAAAGCTAATTTATAAAACAGGCGTAGTAACAGGTGCTATTTTAGGAGCAACTACACCGGCCGGATCTTTCATTTCCGGTAGTTCATATAAAGTATCTTCAATTGGCACAACCAATTTTGTGAGTGTAGGGGCTACTACTTCAGCTATTGTTACGGGATCAATTGCTACGACGACTCTTACTGTAACTGCAGTTACTTCTGGCTCATTAGCTATAGGAACATACATCACAGGCACTAACGTTACTGCTGGAACTTACATTGCGCAACTAGGGACAGGCACTGGCGGCGCTGGAACATACGTCCTCAACAATAGTATGACTGCAGCGTCAACGACTATAACTGGTCAACCACAATTAGGAGCTACGTTTACTGCATCTGGTCCTGGAACAGGAACTGGAACAGCAGCGTTATCTATATCAGTTACTGGATACGGATACTCCAAGCCTTTTTATTCAGTTACTCAAGATTCAAATGCCAGTAACATCGTATTGTCGAACGTAACCTCGATATCTGGACAAACGGCTTCCGGCTTATCGTTCAATGTGTCAACACAGAAAAACGAAGCGCAATTAACTCCATTGATTAATTCTAACGGAGAAATTCAAGGTTTACAAATAACTAAAGCTGGCATAGGATACACCTATGCATTAGTCAGTGTGGTTTCAACAATAGATAAAGTCAATACTGTGGGATTTGTTGAAGCTTCGATATTATTGAGTTTCGGAATTGGCGATATTGAATCAAGACAGTCTACTGTCGAACTAACTGCAGTAAACGGTGCTATACCAGTTATAGATTTAGTATATTCAGGATATGCATATACATCTATTCCAACGGTTACTATTACCGGTGATGGAACTGGATGCACAGCAGTTGCTACACTAAATTCAACTGGATCACTGGCTAACATTTTAGTGAATACTCCAGGCATTAATTATACAAAAGCAACAGTAGCAATTACTGGCGGCGGAGTTGCAAATGGAAGTACGAATCAAGCAACTGCTCATGCAATCATATCGCCTAAAGATGGTCATGGTAAAGACGCCGTCAGCGAATTATACGCAAAAACATTAGTTCTACATGGCAATTTATCTAAAGAGAAAAACCAATCGTTTTCTTCTACTAATGATTATCGTCAGATTTCTATTATAAAAAATCCTAAAATCTATGGTAAAAATTCTAATTTGAGAACTGCACTAGCATCGGCGTGCATTACAGCGATTGGTGGTATATCACAAACTGGTGTCAGTTTAATCGTTAAAGACGACATACTGACATACACAGACACCGCAGTTGTTCCGAATAGAGTCTATTCGTTTAGAGTTATTGAAAAGAACGCAACGTATTCATCTACTGAAGCAGCATTCTTATTGTCGTACTTAGATAATTTTATTCCACCAGTCGGATCTACATTAGTTCGAACCTCTGGAACTCCTACAGCATTCAGTACTACTAATTTGGTATACCCAGAAGTTAATAAATATTCAGGTGAAATGTTGACTATTGACAACAGAATAAGTTTTTCACCATCTACTCAACAGATAGTAGTAGCACTTAACTCAATTACGTTCTAAGAAGTTAGATAAATATATCAATAGCATAGTAATTACTATGCTATGTAATTAATTTGCACGAGAGAAAAATATGGCACTAGACTTTAACATTGAACCATTCTTTGACGACTATTCTGAAGATGATAAATTTTACAGAATTTTATTTCGTCCAGGATATGCGATTCAGGCTCGTGAACTTACTCAGATGCAGACTATTCTGCAGCAGCAGATTAAACGCCAAGGAGACCATTTATTTAAAAATGGTTCGATGGTTATTCCAGGTCAAATCTCATACGACAATAACACGCCTTATGTAAAACTGAAGGCCTCAATTTCTTCTAGTAGCACGGTTTCTACTTTCTCTGTTCTTTCTTCTGTAATTGGAAAAACATATCGTGGCGCTGTTTCTGGAGTAGAAGCAATTGTACTTGCTGCAACACCATTAGAAGTTGTCAGTGGTATCACAGAAGCAGATACTCTTTTTATAAAATATACAAGAGGCGCTGGCAAATTTAGTTATGGTGAAATCATTTCTCCAACGGACGGATCATCTGGATTAGATTTAATCGTACAAGATCTTGCGATTGATGCTCTAACTCTTGGAGTTGGTACTACTGCAAGCATTGAACGCGGTATCTATTACATCAAAGATAATTTCGTATTAGTAACTGCACAAACTGCGGTATTGTCAAAATACAGTTCTTCACCAAGCATTAAAGCTGGACTACAAGTAATCGAAGAGATTAAATACCCAGAAGATGACGGGTATGACGTTCTATTAGATAACGCTCTTGGATCTCCAAATTATGCGGCGCCTGGTGCTGCAAGATATTACATAGATCTAGTGTTAAAATCAGTTGCGTATGATCTAGTTGTAGATCCATATGAGTTTATTCCACTACTTACTCTATTGAATGGCTCTGTTCAATTCATGGTGGATAAAACGGAGTATGCTCAAATTGAGAAAACTCTTGCTCGTAGAACATACGACGAATCTGGTGATTATACTGTTCGTCCATTTCCAATTCAAGTAAAAGAATATAGAAATAATTACAGAGACTGGGCTGTTGACACGACTTTCATCGTTGGTGATATCGTTTATCAGAATTTAAGCGCATACAAGTGTATTCTGAACCATACGTCTGCATCAACTGGATCGTTTGCTATTGGTTCTAATTGGATCGAAGATACTACGCCAAGATACAACTATGGTCTATACACTGGTCCTACAAATAGCACTAGTATTTCAACTGAAATTACTCCGTTGACAACTCTAATGTCACTTGCAGTAGAGCCTGGAAAGGCATATGTAAAAGGCTATGAAGTTGAAAAAATCGCAACTCAGTATTTGACTATTGATAAAGCACGTACTACATCTGACATTGAAAGCGTTTCACTAAAAACAAGTCCTGGTAATTACATTATAGTCAATACTGTTAATTATATTCCAGATATCGCAACGGTGATCACATTCTATGATCGCGTTGGCACCGCAGGAGTATTGCCAGCAGGCGGCGTAGTAGTAGCTACTGCACGAGCTAAACAGATTCAATTGCACGCTACTGGAAAATACAAATTATTCTTGTTCGATATTCAAGTTGCTGCTGGAAAAAACTTTGGTAGAGATGCTAAGTTTGCTTACTCAGTAACTGGCGCATCAGCATTTCTTAGATTTACTGCACAGATAGAAGCAACACTAGTTCAGGTTCCTGGCAACTTAGTAACAGCTGCTTCTAGCACTACTATCAATGCAGTGAATAGCACATTCATCAATGACTTTAAAGTTGGCGATTATATTAACGTAAGTGGAACAAATAGATTTGTTTCTGCCGTCGTGTCTAATAATCAACTGACTATTGATGTAGCTACTGCAGTATTAGCAACAGCGACAAACATTTATCGAGTAGAAACGACTACATATGATCCTACAGGCGTGTTGTCAGTGTATCCTATTCCACGATACGCAACTAATTCTACTCAAAATTTGAAGTATACGTTTTATAAGAAAGCTCTATCGCAAAGCGCTAGTGTTACTATTACTGAAACTGGATATGTATTTGGAGCATCTACCGATTCTACTAATTATATCGTAGTCGATAGAGCAACTGGGATACACCAAACTATAACTGCTGGCACTCCAACAGCTGGACAATTTAGAGTTGTAGTAAGTGGAAGTTCTGCTACGTTCACAATGACAGCTGGTCCTACATATGACATTATCTACGCAATTAGAAAAGCAATAAATGGTTCTGTAGCAAAGCAGAAAGTTCTAACTAATATTACAGAAACAGGTCTCACGCTGACTTCCGGTTCTGTGACTCTCACAAAGCCAGATGGATTTGAATTAATCAAAGTTATTAATTCGAGCAATGTAAATATCACCTCCAGTTTCACGTTTAATGGAGGACAGACTGAAAGCTATTGTGGACTTTCTAGTATTTCGACTACTGCAACAGTCACAGGTGCAATTTCGGTAACATATAGTTACTTAAACCATCTTGCTGGTGGCGATTATATCGCAGTTAATTCATACACTGCTGGAAGTTCCAATGTTACATACGAAGAACTGCCATCAGTATTCATGAATACGATCGATTTTCGTCCTCGCACAAATAACGATGGAACATGGGATGGTGCTGTTGTTCCAAAATATGGCGAAGATACTGACGTTGAATACAACTATTATTATGGTAGAATTGATAAGTTATCGATTGACACTACTGGTGCGCTTATCATAACTAAAGGAATTCCAGGTGAAAGTCCAAACGAAGCGAAATCTCCGGATAACGCAATGGATCTATACTTGTTCTATGTAGAACCATACACGTTCACAGCGGAGTATGGTATCGCTAGTCAAAAGGTTGAAAACAAACGCTATACGATGCGCGATATCGGTAGATTAGAATCTAGAATTAAAAACCTAGAATACTATACTTCTCTTTCAATGTTAGAGCAGAATACTATTAATGCAAAATCATATGACAAATACGGCATTGAGCGTCCACAAAATGGATTCTTAGTCGATAGTTTTAATGGTCAAGGCGTTGGCGATGTCCTTTCCAGCGATTGGAAAGCATCAATCGATAGCACGTTACAAGAACTTCGCCCATATTACAAAATGGATCAAGTATCTTTATTCGAAGATATTGGTGCGGCCTTAAGCAGAACTGGAAGAAACTACGAAGTTAACGGCGATTTAGTGACATTAAAAATTGCTAGTACTACGCCTCTGGTGAAACAACTGAGAGCTTCACATGCTGAGTCTGTAAACCCATTTGACGTATATTCATTTGCTGGAACCGTCACAATCAATCCGTGGTCAGACACTTGGTTTGAAACTAAACGTCGTCCTGATGTCATCATCAATGATGAAGGCCAGTACAATGCGGTAGTCAATAAAGCTATTGCTGATGGCGTTTTAGGAACGGTATGGAACGCTCCTCAGACTCTTTGGTTTGGCGAAACTCTTATAAGTTCAACTGCAGACAAAGCTATTCGTCAAAATGGCGTTGGATTAGACTTTGATGCTAAGTACGGTATTGCAACTCGCAGAGATACTTCTGCATCTGATTTTAACTTCGGTGTTCGTATAGTTACGACTAATACGATTGCAGTTAATTCTAGCGGTGTTCGCACTGGTACTACTAAGTTTATCACTGAGAAAACTGAAAACACAGTTATAAGCGATAAACTCGTATCAACAGAACTTATTCCATACATGAGAACGCGCAACATCTTGTTTAGAGGCGAAGCCTTTAAACCAGAGACAAGAATATACGCGTTCTTTGATGGCATCAACGTTGATCAGTACATTAAACCTACGAAAAGAATCGAAGTTGTTGGATATGGCGCAACTACAACACCGCCAGCATTTCTATTAAATACCAATGTTGGTTCAAATGTAAATTCTACTGCTAGAAAAGTGAGTGGTCTTGTCGAAAGTTCATACACATACGGCGAAGTTCTAAGCGAATATGTATCCATTAGCGGAGGAGCTGGAACTCTTACTGGTGTGACTTGTGTGTTATTGGGTCAAGAAACTAAAGGCGCAACATATCTATTTTATATTGACAATATTCTAGGCGGTAGTCTGCATAGCGATTCTGGTTCAAACGTTTACTACTTAAAAGGTGAATTCACTAATGCAACTATTAAGTACATCCCGTCAAGTTCATACAATCAGTTGACCCCAACAACGTTGAGCACTACATATAGCGGTCAACTTTATGGGACATTCAGCATTCCAAATGATGCGTCTATGAGCTTTAGAACTGGCGTAAGACAACTTAGATTCACAGACAGTTCTAGCAATAACACCAAGAATGAACTTACATATTCAGAACAGTCATATGAATCGCGTGGTACTATCGAATGGATGGAAAAAACAATTCTATCTACTAGAACTGCTCAGGTATCATCTGCTCAAGTCTCCGAAACATGGACACTAAATACTACTCGTCAAGCTGTTGGTGGTGACACTGGCTGGTACGATCCTTTAGCACAGACGTTCTTAGTAGATGTAACTGGTGGAGCATTCATGACAGACGTAGATCTATTCTTCGCTTCTGTTGATACTACTATACCTATTAAAATTGAGATTAGAAACGTTGTCAATGGATACCCAGGTCCTGTCATAGTTCCATTTAGTACTGTGATTAAGTATCCATCTGCAATTGCAGTAGATGCTTTAAGAGGTTCGGTTGCAACTAATTTTAAATTCCCTTCTCCAGTTTATCTTCAGGCTAACACCGAGTATTGTCTGTGTATGTTTGCCGATTCTGCAAAATATAAATTGTGGGTTGCGCAATCTGGCGAGATCGACGTTAATGGATCTGGTTTAATTTCTGGTCAACCTTACGCCGGTGTACTATTTAAATCGCAGAATGCATCTACTTGGACAGCTGATCAATCACAAGATTTGAAATTCCAATTGAATCGTGCGGTGTTTAATACAAATACTGCTACTCTCGATTTGGTTAATGCACATAGAACTACTGATCTATATTTTGACGTATTGCAGGCAAACGCTAGTAATATTATTCTTACTAACACTAATATCACGAGTGCATATATTGACAGTAATTCCGTAAGTACTAATATCAATTTAGGTGAAAATTCAAACTTCACTTCTCCGAAATTAGTTAAGTCTTCTACCAATGAAGCCGGAACTCCTTCGATGAAACTTAGATTGAACTTGTCTACTACTCAGAATAACGTTTCTCCAGTGGTAGACTTGAGCAGATGTAGTGCTACTATGATTAGTAATGTCATTGATAATTTAGGTGTTGACAATGAAACTCTGCCGGACGTTGGTCTTGCAACTGCTAAATATGTAACTAAGCAAATCAATTTGAATGATGCGGCAACTACTGTTAGAATTTTATTCAGTGCATGTGTTCCCAATTTAACTAACACAGACGTCGAGGTATATTATAAAGTAGGAGATTCTGCTTCAACAACATTTGCAACAGCGTCTTATACTTTATTGACGCCTACTACTCCGTATGTGAAGACTCAAAATTCTAAATCATTTACTGAAGCAGAATATTTAGTTCAAGACATAACACCATTTACTGCTATTAGAGTCAAACTAGTATTCAAATCAGACAATACTTCGCAAGTGCCTAGAGTAAAAGACTTACGAGTATTGGCATATGCATAATCAAGTAAGCATTGAAAATGAGATAGGCATGGTTAGAGATATTTCTAGCCATGCCGTGTTATGCAGCGCGAAACATAAGATATTAGACTATAATGTCAAAAGACAAGTTGCAGAGCAAAGAGATATGCTAATCAAGAGTCATGAAGAGCAAATAAATAATCTAAAGAGCGATATAACCAGCATAAAAGATATGTTGACTGCTCTAATGCAAAGGTAAAAAATGGCACTAGTTTTTAGAACAGATCAGTCAACACCACTAACAAACGATCAGTTAGATGGTAACTTTAAGTATTTGCGCGATCAGTTACTTCTAAAGTATTTGATTAGTGACTTCACTGCTGCAAATATTTCAGTTAAGCTAAATACATTTGCAGCTGGTCAAACTACTACTCTTCAACTTGCTGAAACGAATTCACTTAACGCTTGGACTGTAAAAGATCTAGCGCCTTCGTCTACACTACCAGGTTCTACTGACAAATCGTCTTTAGTATCTAGAAATTCTGTTGGCGATATCACAGTATCAACTGTTTACGGTGCACTTTCTGGCACTGCATCTTTAGCAACTCTAGCTGCTGACGCAACTAAATTAGCAACAGCAAGAACAATTAATGGAATTTCGTTTGATGGTACTGCTAACATTACTATCGCAGATGCAACTAAATTAGCATTAACTGGTGGAACCCTAAGTGGAAAATTAACACTTGCGCCCGCGTCAGCTATTCTATCTTCTATCAATTTTGGAACTAGTTCTACTGCTCCATCGAGTCCTACTAATGGAGATATGTGGGCAACTACAGCTGGCTTATTCTTTAGAATTAATAATACAACGTATAAGACTGCACAAATAGATAGTCCTACTTTTACTGGAGTAGTATCAGCTCCCGGTTATACTGGTGTAGCCGATCAAGTTATTACTATAAGTCATCTTGATGCTGCAAAAATTACGCTGAATGCTTCCATCGCGCTAAAATCAAATTTGGCGAGTCCTACTTTTACTGGAACTCCATTAGCACCAACAGCAACTGTGGGTAACAGCAGTACTCAAATTGCAACTACTGCATTCGTTGCTACTGCTAATACAAATAGCGCAAGTACTCTAACAACACAGTATCAAGCATACACTACTGCCGCTATTACTACATTCAGTAATAGTAATAATATAGCATTAGCATTAAAATCTAATTTGGCAGGTCCTGAGTTTACTGGCGTGCCAAGAGCACCAACGGCAGCGTCTACAGACAATAGCACACAGATCGCTACGACTGCGTTTGCAAATAGCGCGGCAGCAACAGTGCAACAACAATTAAACGCAGCGGTTATCGCGCTGAATAATGCAATTGCATCTACTCGTCCAGTTCCAGTCGGTGCAGTATTCTATATGTTAAGAGCTACAGTGCCTTATGGGTATCTGGAAGCAAATGGACAAGCGGCGTCTAGAACAACATACGCAGACTTATGGAACTATCTAGGTCAACCTAATACTGGCAATGGTAGTAGTACGTTCAACGTTATCGATCTGCGCGGTGAATTTGTTCGCGGATGGGACGACGGAAGAGGTATCGATACTAACCGTGTTATAGGATCATCGCAATTATCAGAAAATCTAGCACATAATCATGGAAGCGCTGGCGACGATCAATTGGGTTGGGCAGCAGGCGTTGCTGGCTGGCCTGGTACTAGTAGAGGAAGCTTCCCATATGATGCGCGTTCAGCATATGGAGGTGGTTCACAGATTTGGGATACGACAACCGATGGTGGAAATGAATCTCGCCCGCGTAACATTGCTTTGATGCCTATCATCAAGTGGTAATAAATATAGTAATACCGACTAAGAGGACAAAGTAAATGGCAAATATAGTTTATAGAGGCGCTGCGGCACCAACTGCTGCAAACACCGCTGCTAATAAGAATGCGGCTCTAACTAACGATGAAATCGATAAAAACTTCTTTGCATTAAACGATGCAGCAATAACAATTGGTACGACCCCAATCAAGCCAAGTGCAACTTCTCTTACGCTTGCTGGATTAACATCTGTTACATCTGCCAGAGTGTTGGCCGGTGATGGTACTGCGGCTTCACCATCGATTGCATTTGCTGGGGACGGTGCAATCGACACTGGTTTCTATTGGGGCGGTGATGGTTATACCTTCTTTACTAACAACGGTGTTAAAACAGGCGAAATCCAACCTGGTGGTCACTTGTCAATGGTTGGTAACGTCACAGTTGGTGGAAACTTAACAGTTAATGGCACCACTACGACTATTAACGCGACCACAATAACAGTGGACGATATTAACATTGAGTTGGGAAGTGTAGCAACTCCAACCGATACTACTGCAAATGGTGGTGGTATCACACTTAAAGGTGCTGGTGATAAGACTATTATTTGGGACAGCAGCAACGCAAACTGGACTTCAAACCAGGACTGGAATATTGCGACTGGTAAAGTATTTAAGATCAATAACGTCTCAGTGCTTTCTTCTACTACTCTGGGCACAAACGTTGTAAACTCATCATTAACTAAATTAGGAACTGGTGCTGGCTTCGTAAAGTCAGATCCATCAGGTAACTTAACAGTTGATACTAACACGTATTTAACGGCAGAATCTGATACACTTGCAACTGTCACTGGACGCGGTGCTACAACTGCAACTGCATCTACTTTCTCTGGTGGTTTGACCGCGTCGGGTTCAACTGCATTTACGTTAAGCAACGCAAATAATAATTATATCACAACTGGTACAGACGCAAATACGTTCATTCAAACTCGTGCAAGTACTACAGCATCGACTGGTGCTATGAGTTTGTTCACCGGTGATACTACTTTTGCAACTGGCACGGCCGGGAGTGTATCAATATATCCTGGTTCGAGTTCTACAGCAACAGGCGCTAATTTATCTATTAGTGGCGGTAACGTAACAACTGCAACTTCTACGGGAGGATACGTATCTATTCGCGGCGGCGTCGCAACGACAACTGCAACTACGGCTGGAACTGGTGGCGCAGTGCATATCGTGGGTGGATATGCATATGCTACATCTGGAACTAAAGTTGGTGGTAGCGTTTGGATAAACGGCGGACTGCCATTCCAAGCGGGCACTAATACCGGCGGCAACGTCAATATTGGTACAGGTAATGCGAACTTTAATTCTACGACAACTGGTACTGTAGCAATCAATATTGGTACATCTACTAATACGACAACAGTCAATGGCACAGTTAAACTTCCAAACGTTGGCACATCCGGATTCGTAAAACTTGGTACTGGTGGTCAACTTAGCCAAGACACTACAGCATACTTAAGTGGCGTTGTTGCAATTGCAAACGGTGGCACAAATATTACTACATACGCATCTGGAGACATTCTTTATGCTTCAGCAGCTAACGTACTATCGAAATTAGCTAAGGGCAGCGATGAGCAGGTTCTTAAGTTGGCGAGTGGATTCCCTGCTTGGGGCACCGATAACGATACTACGTACTCACTTATAACTGAAGCAGAAATCACCGCCGGTACTGCTACAGATTTAAGAACTATTTCTGGAGCTAGAGCTAAATTTATCGCAGATAGAAATGTTGGGACTGCTACACCATCAGCTCATGGAACAGCAGCAGTTGGAACTAGCTTACAATATGCTCGTCAAGATCACGTTCATGCTAGTGATAATACTGATACTAATACGATCACCACTATCAAAGGTGGCACTGGTACAGCAGTATCAGGGGCAGTAGAGTTTGCAGCTGGTACGAATGTAAGTATCACTCAAGCTGGTCAAGTTGTAACAATTAATTCTAGTTATACGGATACTAATACTACGTACTCAGCGAGCACCGGTTTAACATTAACTGGAACTGCGTTTAGTGCTAACTACGGGACTACTTCAACAACTGCATGTGCAGGCAATGATGCTAGATTAAGTGATTCTCGTGCAGCTAATGGCGGAACTGCAACTAATGCAAACAATGCGTATGTTGGACAAACATCCAACACGACTAATTATGATTATTTGTTGTGTTTAGCTGCAGGCGTAAATCAAAACATAGCACTTAAAGCGGATGGTTCAGGTGGACCTACATATAATCCATTAAGAAACGCGCTTTGTCTTGATGGATTTGCAGCGCATACATGGGTGTATCCAGCTCTTCAACTTGGAAGAGATTGGAGTATAGCTCAAGATGCGTATGGATATTCATTCGCTGCAGGTTGTAAAGCAACTACAGCAAGTGCATGGACTGGAACTGGATCTTTTGGTAAAGCAATGCGATTTACTTTAGATGCAAACTATGGCACTTTCTACTGGTATGTTAAACCAACTGATACAGCAGATACTACTACTTCAATAAGTTTCAGAACAGCAATGTCATTAGACATTGACGGAAACTTAAATACTTTTGGCACTGTATCTGGATCTAACTTATCAGGAACAAACACAGGCGATGAAACTACCGCGACTATCAAGACTAAGTTAGGTATTACGACGTTATCTGGTTCTAATACTGGCGACCAGACACTACCAACTACACTTCCGCATAATGGTACTGCGTTAAGCGCGACTACTGGAACATTCACCAGTAAAGTAAATGTTAGTGATGGAAGTGCTGGATCTCCGTCTATAGCATTTACAAGTGATACTGGAGTAGATACCGGTTTCTATTGGTCTGCCGATGGATACACAAACTTTACTAATAACGGAGTGTATGCTGGCAATATGGGTCCTAGTGGTAATTTTACTACTGTAGGTAATATTACTGCGTACGGCACTGCAACAGCGCCATCAGACATTAGACTTAAAACAAATATAACTAGAATTGACAACGCGTTAGATAAAGTATGTCAACTTGGTGGATATACGTTTGATCGTACTGATCGTGTTACAGCAAGACAAACTGGCGTTATTGCACAAGAAGTTCAAAAGGTATTACCTGAAGCTGTTATTGAATTGGAAGATGAAAATAAAACTCTAACTGTTGCTTATGGCAACATGATGGGTCTAATGATTGAAGCAATTAAAGAATTAAATGCTAAAGTAACTGATTTGCAAAATCAACTTGCTAATAAATAAAGCAAGAGGAATAATAAAATGGCAATGACAGCATACTTAGATATTGATCAGGGTTCGGACTTCACGACGGAGATGACTCTTGAGAACGATAATGGCACTGCTATGAACTTATTTAGTTTCACAGTGTATTCTCAGTTTAGAAAAAGTTATAACTCCACCATTGGATATAGTTTTATTGCTACTGTGACTGATCCATCGAATGGAAAATTTACGCTTTCGCTTCCTGGTACTACATCATCTAGTATAAAGCCTGGAAGATACTTATATGACGTAGAAATAGCAAATAGTGCATCTAAGACCCGAGTTGTCGAAGGCGTAATTACCATCAATCCTGAAATAACGAAAATATAATGAAGATACGCGTAAACACACAAAACACTAATACTGTAAGTGTAAACACACAATCTAACAGTGAAGTGATAGCTGTAGGTATTCAAGGACCGGCTGGTCCTAATTTAATATCGCAGGGATCAGACGTGGACGTGACAAATTTGAACCACGGTTCTATTCTTGTCTATAAAACAAATACTAATAAATGGACATCTACCACTACGCTTGACGCGCAGGACATGGAAGGTGGAGAATTTTAATCGGAGAAAATAAAAAATGGCAAGCATAATCAGAATTAAAAGATCCACCGTTGCTGGCAATCCCAGTACTCTAGGGGTAGGTGAACTTGCGTATTCAGCATTAGCAGACAATGGTTCTAATGGTGGAGATCGCTTATACATCGGCATGGGATCTCCTGAGACTGCGGGCAATGCACAAAGTCACATTGTTATTGGTGGTAAGTACTTCACCGATATGGTCACCAATGCTACTGATGCAAATACAGCATCTACGCTAGTTAGACGCGATGCATCTGGTAACTTTACTGCTGGAACTATTACGGCAGCACTTACTGGTAATGCTACTAGTGCTACTAAATGGGCAACTGGTAGAACGTTATCTTTAACTGGTGACGTTGGATACACATCACCTAGTTTTGATGGCACTGGTGATGTAACAGCTGTAGCAACTCTTGCTACTGTAAACGCTAACGTTGGCGTTTATGGTTCAGCAACAGCTATTCCAATCGTAACTGTAAATGCTAAAGGCTTAGTTACTGCTGTAAGTACAACAAGTATTACAGTGGGCGATGCAGCACTAACGTTAGCTATTGGTACTGCTGGCGCGACGAACACATCTGTTACTATTGGAACTGGAACTGGTTTCACTGCAAATGATTTAACGGCTGCAACCTATGATATTAAAATAGGCCCAGCGTTAACTAATCTTGTGTCGTTCATGACAACAGCGACTGCTGGTTTCATTAGACGCACTGCTCAAGATACTTACACAATTGATACTAATACGTATCTAACTGCTGGCACTGGTGTATCATCATGGTCTGGTGGTAGTACTGGTCTTCTACCAAGCACGGCAACAGTTGGCGCAGTTACAGTAACTGGAACTCTAGTCGTAGCGAATGGTGGTACTGGAACAACAAATGGTTCTATCACTGGAACTGGTGAACTAACATACACTGCTGGCGGTAGTAATACAAACGTCAACTTGGTTCCACAAGGAACTGGTACAGTAGACGTAGCATCTAAGCGTATCACAAGTGTTGCAACACCTACTGGCGACACAGACGCTGCTAACAAAGGCTACGTAGACGCAGTTAAGACCGGTCTGAATGTTAAAGATGCTGCTCGCTTAGCAACTACCGCTGCGCTAACTGTTACTTATGCAAACGGTACTGCAGGTGTAGGTGCTACATTAACTAATGCTGGTACACTTGCGGCTCTTACATTGGATAGTGTACCAGCAGTCGTTGGTGATCGTGTTCTTGTTAAAGATCAAGCAGCAGCGCTACAGAATGGTATCTATGCGGTAACAGCCATCGGATCTGCTTCTGTAGCATGGGTGCTTACTCGTGCAACAGACTTCGACAATAATCCGACTGGCGAAGTTGCTGGCGGTGACTTCGTGTTCATTCAAGAAGGTACTACTCAAGCAGACAATGGCTATGTAGTTACTACTAATGGTGCTATCGCAGTTGGTACAACTACTATTGACTTTGTTCAATTCTCCGGTGCTGGTCAGATTACAGCCGGTAACGGTCTTACAAAATCTGGTAATACTATTAGCGCTGTTGGTACTGCGAATAGAATCACAGTTGCTACAGATTCTATTGATATTGCTTCTACGTATGTTGGTCAGGCAACGATTACAACTCTTGGTACTATCACAACTGGTACTTGGACTGCTGGTATAGTTGCTGGTCAATATGGTGGAACTGGTGTTGCTAACACTGGTAAGACTATCACGCTTGGTGGTAACCTTACTACAGCAGGTGCTTTTGCTACTACATTAACGATGACTGCTGCTACTGCAGTAACTCTTCCAACTACTGGTACGTTAGCAACATTGGCTGGAACAGAAACGTTCACCAATAAGACGCTAACTGCTCCAGTTATTGCAACCATTGTTAACACTGGTACGCTAACGCTTCCAACTTCTACTGATACATTAGTTGGTCGTGCAACAACCGATACTTTAACAAATAAGACAATTACTGGTGCAGTAATTACAACTGGTAGTATTAACAATACTCCAATTGGTGCTACTACCGCAAACACTGGCGCATTTACTTCACTATCATCTAACGCTGCTACAACATTCACACTAGTAACTGACGCAACAGTGTTAGGAACTGCGGCGGTTGTTCTTAGTGGTGGTATCTCAGTTGCTAAGACTATGTTCATCGGTGCTAACATTACTGGTGCAGGACCAGGTACACTTGCATCACCAATATCTGTGATCGATGGATTCCAGATGGATGGCGGTACATACTAATCGTATAAATAAAATAAACACCAATACAAGGGGAGTTTTTACTCCCCTTTTTCTTTTCCTTTTTTAAGGCCGCGATATGTCAAATAGACTTCTTATAAAGAAATCATCTGTAGCTACTAAAGTTCCAGTTGCTGGAGATTTAGAGTATGGCGAATTAGCCATAAACTACACAGATGAAAAAATCTATTTTAAGAATGCATCTAATGTAATCAGATCTTTTAATGCGCTATCTGGGGCAGGAACAGTAACATCAGTCGCAGGTGCTGGTACCGTCTCCGGTTTAACTCTTACAGGAACAGTAACTTCATCGGGTAGTTTAACACTTGGTGGAACGTTAGCAGTATTACCATCTAACTTTGCATCACAGACAGCCACTACCGTTCTTGCTGCGCCGACACTCACAGCCGGAGTACCAACATTTAGAACGTTGACGCTAGAAGATATTCCAGATGCATGGGTTAAGAAATCAGTAGTCGCGGCAACGACTGCAAACATTACACTATCAGCGCCGCAAACTATCGATGGCAGTGCTTTGGTCGCTGGTAATCGGGTTCTGGTGAAAAATCAAACTCTTTCACAAGAAAATGGTATATATGTAGTAGCAGCAGCTGCCTGGACTCGAGCATTAGATGCAGATACTATTGGTAAGCTTGCAGGTGCTCATGTAAACGTAGACAGTGGAGCAACTAATGGTGGCATATCTTTTGATGCAGACCTTAGATCCACTGATGTACTTGGCACTACAGCAATGGCATGGAATAGAATTGTTGATACTGCGTATACAATACCAATCACACAAGGTGGTACTGGCGCAATAACTGCTGCATTGGCAAGAACAGCACTAGGCGCAGGCACTGTAACTTCAGTCGCTGCATTGACACTTGGCACTACTGGCACCGACATTACATCTACAGTTGCAACTGGTACTGCAGCGGCAGTTATCACACTTAATGTTCCTACTGCTTCTGCCGCTAATCGTGGCGCACTAAGTGCTGCTGATTGGACTACGTTTAATAGTAAAGCAGCAGGATCTCACAATCATACTTCTTTAACTGGTGTTACATCTATTGTTTTTGCAGCCGAAGCTAGTGACGCTGCATCCATATCAACGACAATAACTGGTTCATCAACATTCTTTGATTTTAATTTAACAGACGATAATAGTAACGACGAATGGCGTTGGAGATTTACCCCAAGCGGCACAACAGTATATGACGCAATGCGGTTAGTCCCGGTTAGCAATACCGCTGCAAACTTAGTTGTTTCTGGTACAGTAAGCGCTGGCGGAACAACTTTGACTGGCAATACGGGTACTGTAACATCTGTTACAACTTCTGGTACTGTAAGTGGATTGACACTTACTGACGGTACGATCACCACTACAGGTACCGTTACTTTAGGCGGAACGTTAGCAGTATTACCATCTAACTTTGCTTCACAAACAGCAAATACAGTACTAGCAGCACCTGATGGCGCGGCAGGTACTCCAACATTTAGAAACTTAACACTAAACGATTTACCCGATGCTTGGGTTAAAAAGGCTGTTGGAGCCGCAACAACTGCGGCTTTAACTATCAATACTGCTCAGGTAACAATCGATGGTGTGACACTCGCTGCTTCAACTAGAGTATTGATTAAAAATCAGGCAGCGGCAGGCGAAAATGGTATTTATACAGGCGTTACTACTACTACATGGGTAAGAGCTCTTGACGCCGATACTGCTTCAGAAATAGCAGGTGCTTTTGTTAACGTAGATGCTGGCACTGTAAACGGTGGTAGAGTATTTGACAATGACTTTAAATCTACCGACACGTTAGGTACTACTGCGATGAATTGGTCGCAGAACGTGGATGTGGGTTATTTCACTACTGTTGGTAACAGTTTTGCGACTCTTGCAAACCCAACTGCTATCACATTCCTTAGAATTAATGCAGATAATACAGTATCTGCTCTTGCTGCTGCAGCGTTTAGAACTGCCATTGGCGCGGGTACTAGTTCTACAACTGGTACTGTAACATCGGTTGCTGCGTTAACAATTGGTACTACGGGTACCGACATTACGTCTACAGTTGCAACTGGTACTACTACTCCAGTTATCACACTTAATGTTCCAACTGCATCAGCATCGAATAGAGGTGCTCTAAGTGCTGCAGATTGGACTACGTTTAATAATAAACAAGCTGCTCTTGGGTTTACTCCTTATAATGCCACCAATCCTTCAGGGTATATCACTAGTAGTGCTTCAATTACTGGTAATGCTGCAACATCAACTAATGCCAGTTCTGCAATACGAATTTCATTTGCTGATCGTCGTTCCGTGGTTCAAACTCCTGGATATTTTGGTGCAGGCGCTGATTGGTCATTTATGGCTAATAGCACTGACGGTTTATCAGACGGTGGCAGTTATCACGGGGTTATGCATTATCAGCCATATACAGATGCATCTGGCGGTGGAGCATATGAATTAGGATTTACCGATAATAATAACTTATGGTTACGTGGTAGTTCAGGAGCACTGACCACGTTTGCAGCATGGAAAAAGATTTGGGATTCTGGGAACTTAACCAACTTAAACCAACTTACGAATGGTCCAGGTTATACTACGACCACTATAACTGCAACGACTCCTATAGTCGCTAGTGCCTCTACTGGTGCAGTAACATTAAGTCACGCCGCGTCGGGTGCAACTGCTGGTACATACAACAATGTCACAGTTAATGCTACCGGTCACGTTACTGCTGGGTCTAATGTCGCTTATAGTACCACCACTGGTACAGTCACTTCGGTTGCAACAAGTGGCGGTTACGGAGGATTAACTCTAACTGGTGGTACAATTACTACTACGGGTACTATCACGATGGGTGGTACTCCAACTGGTACTTGGCCTATTAGTGTTAGTGGAAGTTCAACATCGACTCCGTTAGTAAGCATTGACAATTCTATAGCATACGGCAGAAGTGGTTTACAATTTGTTCAAATTAGTGGTGCGGCTGGAGACGTAGCAACTGCAACTAATGCACCAACTGCAGATTGGTGGCATATTATTAGAGGTAACCATGGTAACGCAGGAGGATATTATACTGATTTAGCTCTGCCTATGACTGCTGCTACTAATATTAGGTATCGTCGAATATCTAATGGAGCGAGTTCAGGATGGATCACAGTCTGGGATTCTACTAACTTAACAAACTTAAGCCAACTCACGAATGGTCCGGGTTATGGCACTGGCACAGTCACTGCAGTAACAGCTACAACACCAATCGTTAGTTCTGGTGGTACTACACCTAATATTACCCATGCTGCATCTGGCGTAAGTGCTGGTACATATAATAACGTTACTGTTAATACATTTGGTCACGTTACAGCAGGATCTAATGTTGGTTATATTTCTGGTTATACAGAAACTGATACGCTGGCGTCTGTGACTGGTCGTGGTGCTGCTACTGGGTCTGCAATATCAGTTGCTTCTAGTAACTCTATGAGTATGTTTACTGGTACTAAGGGCGGCGCAACTTATGCAGATAATCTTGCAGTATTTAGAGCAGTAGCAGATAATTCAAATGGTAGTCAAAATACTTTCTTTGAAGGCTATGTAGGTGGAACTGGTGGAACTAGATCATTCTATGTTCGTGCTGATGGTTATATCTACGGTGCCGTTGCTGCTGGATTATCTATTACAGGCAATGCTGCAACTGCTTCACAAGTTATTGCAACTGTGACAGGCACAAGTTCTATAGAATTAGTGCGCGGTAATATGGGAGATAATGACCAGTTCCGTATTTTAGTTGGTGCTACTGCAAGTAACGCAGGCTATGTAGAAATTGCTACAGCAGATGATGGAAATGAGCCTATTTATGTTAGGCAATACACAGGCGTATTCGGTGCACTTACTAGAACTGCAAAGCTTTTAGATGAGTCTGGTAATACTTCATTTCCGGGGACTCTTACTGCGTCTAATCTATCAGGCACTAACACTGGTGATAATGCAGGTGTAACATCAGTCACTGCAGTTACGCCACTCGTAAGCTCAGGCGGTAATACTCCTCAAATATCGCACGCTACATCAGGTGTAAGCGCTGGTACATATAATAATGTAACTGTCAATACATTTGGTCACGTTACTGCAGGATCTAATGTTGGTTATATTTCTGGTTATACGGAAGTAGATACGCTGGCGACTGTCACAGCTAGAGGTTCACAAGCTACTGCAAGTATTACAATTGGCTCAAATGGAACATATGTCGCTGGTTCTATTTATTCCGATACTGCTTGGGGTATGATATTTAGAGCCAAACAAGCTTCTCCCGGAAATGCAGAGTTTAGATGGGCGACTAGCGCAGACGCAGAATTAATGAGATTGACAACTGCTGGAAATTTAACAGTTCCCGGTACTTTCTCAGCGTTGTCAAAATCATTCTTGATCGATCACCCAACTAAACCTGGAATGCAGTTACGTTATGGTTCTCTTGAAGGACCTGAGAATGGCGTCTATATTCGTGGTAGACTAAAGGGTAATAAGATCGAACTTCCAGAGTACTGGACTAAGCTCGTTGACCCAGACTCCATCACAGTGAATCTAACCGCGATCGGTAAGTCACAGGATATATATATTGAGGACATCATTGATAATGTAGTCTATGTTGGTGGAGAGAACGTCAACTGTTTCTACACAGTGTATGCAGAACGTGTGGACATTGCAAAACTTGAAGTGGAGATTGGATAATGGCGACACACTATGGGGCTAGATGGAGTATTACTCCCGGTGTTGCAGCACCTGCATCGGTTAACTCATTGCTGCATCTTTCATTGAGTTCTTCTGGAGGTAATCTCGGCGGTAACTATTCACATGTAGTTTCTTCCAAAGGTACAACGCTATATAGTGGAGGAGCTAATAGATCATATAGAGTGAGTTCATATGGTTTAGTTAATGGCACTTATCAGAATATAGCATCTGCTGCGTTGGATGTATATGGGTCTACTACAGATGCTGCTGCGTTGAACACATTTTTAAATAATATGTCTGTTGGAAATTTACTTGTATTAACCACTTACGATGAACCTGCTAATAATAGATCTTACTTTAACACTAATTTAGCAACCAATTTTGGCGCAAAACTTATAGATAATCTTGGTTTTCGTTACTGCTATGTTTTAGTTGCAGCAAAGGGTAAGGGCTTAGTATATGAAGATTATGGCAGTGATACTCAGTTTAAAGCTGTCACATTAGCGATAGGTAACATATCATGAGTTTAAGTCATTCACCTTCAATTGTAACAGACGGGCTAATACTATCTCTTGACGCTGCTAATAGAAAGTCGTATGTAGGAGCAGCCCCTGCATCTTTAATCAATACTGATAGTTGGACTATTAGTTCTGGCAGTGTTGCTGGCTATAACCAAAATGGTAATACAGCAGAAAATACTAGACTATACGACATAGACCCTTGGGGTAACCAAAGCATTGTATGGGGCACTTATGCTTCTGGTGACGGTAATGCCGATGGTGGATGGAACACAGATTATCCAGCAATTGATTCTACAAAATTATATAGATTTTCAGTATGGGTTAGAAGAACTAGTGCTACCAGCTCAGGAACATTCTATTTTGGCACGGGCGGCGGCGGCGGCGAAGTTAGAAGAACAGATAATAGTGCTACTCAAGGAAACCCCTATTGGGAATGTCAAAATACTGGTGTGCTTACACAAAATCAATGGTATTTGGTATGTGGTCACATATATCCACACTTTACTACTTATGCTGGAAAGCACCCCAATACCGGGTATTTCACAGTAGCAGGTGGAACTACTAAAGTAATGGAAACTAATGGTTGTAATATTGGGCAAGATTTAAAATGGGATTCAGCAAGTACTTCAGCTGTACATAGAACATATCATTATTACTGCGGTGATGCTACAACTAGACTGCAATTCATGGCTCCTAGACTTGATTTGTGCGATGGAAATGAACCGTCAATATCCGAACTATTGACTAATGGGAATAGTGTTTGGAAAGACTTGAGTGGTAAAGCAAATCATCATGTTGTATTCAATACTCCATCGTATGCTTCTAGAGCATTCAATATAACCGAATCTAACTATTTTCAAAGAACTTCTGCATTAAACGGTGTGTCAACGGCATGTACTGTTGTAATATGGTACAAGACTACTGATGGTCAAGAATTATGGGTTCGCGGAAATAGTAGTGGAGCCTTGTATTTAAGCGCTAGTGACGGTGGTAATTATTATCATGAAGGTGCGGGGACACCAACGAATTATATAGATACTGCCGTCCTCGTAAATCCAACAGCATACAGAAATGGACAGTATCATATGTGGGAAGCTAAGAATGTAAATTTTAGCGCGTGGACGACATTTGATTGGTTTGGATATACTGGCGCATGGAATATGACTGGCACAGTTGCTGCTATAATGGTTTATAATAGAACTCTATCAGCAGCAGAGTCTGCCCAGAATTTTCAAGCAATACGTGGAAGGCACTCAATATGATATATGAAATAAATAGTTTAAACTCATACGAAGCTGTTCAAAGTGGAGCTAAGTTTATAATTAATTCTGCTGATGGTAGTCATGCACTAGTTTTAGCAGAGACTTTACCAGAAACAATTAATATTCTAGCAACACATGAAGAAGCTTCTTTGCCAACTTTAATGAATTCTATAGAATGGAAACAGCCATGTATTGGATGCTAAGGGATATTATATGAGTTCAGCAGCAGGATCAAATGGCGTAACCAGTGGACTAGTTCTAGATCTTGATGGTGCTTACATCGGACTAACCGCAACCGTCGACGTACTACTTGTAGCGGGTGGCGGTGGCGGTGGAATGGACATGGGCGGTGGCGGCGGAGCCGGTGGCGTTCTATACACTACGTCTAGTATCACACATGGAAATACATATGCTGTAGTCGTAGGCGCTGGAGGTGCTGGCGCCCGCGCCAGAGATGTAGCATCTGAACGTGGTGCTAATGGTGCTAATTCTACATTCAACGGATTGACTGCTATTGGTGGAGGTGGCGGAGCATCATTCCATGATAGCTCAAGTTACCCAGCTGGTTCCGGTGGTTCTGGGGGCGGGGCATCTGGTGGAGCCCAATCCCCCAGCGGTGGTTCAGGCGGAGCTGGAGGTTACGGTGGCGGAGCTGCTGGAACTGGAACTGCTGGTCAAGGATACGCTGGTTCATTTGGAATATGGGCTTGGTATCCAGGTGGTGGAGGAGGTGCTGCTGGAGCCGGTTCAACTAATCCAGCAAACGGCGGTCCTGGTATCTGCTACCCAACAATGAGTCCATATTACTTTGGAGGAGGTGGTGGTGGCTCTGGTTATGCAGCTGGTCAAGGTGGTACTGGTGGAATCGGTGGCGGAGGAGGCGGAGCATTAGGTGATACTAGTGTTGCCGGTAAGGGTGGCCAAGGTGGTGGTAGTGCATTGAATGCGGGTGTTAATGGATCTCGCGGATTAGGCGGCAGCTGGGCTAATGTGCCTGGCGGCAGTGCTGGAGCAAACACCGGTGGTGGTGGTGGCGGAGGGTCTCACTACAATTCAAATAATGCAGGCGGTGGCGGCGGATCTGGTATTGTCATCATACGTTATCTTGGTAGACAGCGCGCCGTTGGTGGTGTAGTATCTTCACTTAATGGATATACTATTCATACGTTCTTAACTGATGGAACTTTTAGCACTGCTGCATGGGTCGACAAGAGTGGAAATGGAAACACTGGAACTTTAACTAATGGTCCAATATATAGTTCAGCAAATGGGGGTAGCATAGTATTTGACGGAGTAAACAAGTATGTTGCCTGTGGAAATTTAGGGGCATTTTATCCACAAGGAACTGTATCTTTTTGGATGAATGCTGCAACAATTGCAAGTTATCCTAACCCCTTTGCCACACACTTTCAAGGTTCCAATGTCGGTTTTAGATTCGAAGGTAGGGCAGACGGTAATTTTAACATGGTAGTCGGCAATGACGCAGGTACCTATACCCCACATACGTTTATTGCATCAGGCATGAGCGCAAATACTTGGTATAATATTACTTTCACCTGGATAGTGGGATCAAATATTGTTGCAGGATACTTAAATGGGGTGCAAGTATTCAATGAAGCACAGACATATTGGGCAACTACTATGCCGAGTGTTACTATTGGAAACGGATTTAGTAATAGTAGATATTGGAATGGTAATATAAGTGTTGTTCAAATCTATAATCGTGCCCTATCAGCAGCCGAAGTCAAACAAAATTTCAATGCGACCCGAAGTCGCTATGGTATATAACATGGGAGCTATTATATGGCACTAACGGATAAAAATATTTTAATAACTCCCAACATTGGAGCAGCAGCTGACCCTAAGCTGGTATTCTCGGGAGCTGATGCGTCCACGGCAGCCCAGAACATCACGCTGACAGTTTACCCAACCAACGGAGGTACCCTAAGCTTCGACGGTTCTACCGGTCAGCTATTCTCTGTGACCAATAGTATGAGTGGTACCATCTTCTCAGCGAATGACGTGTCAGGTATTCCAAGCATTGAAGTTATTGACACTGGTTTAGTAAAGATTGCGCAGTACTCTGGCAACTTGCTACTAGGTACTGGTACTGATACTGGACTTGCTAAGTTACAAGTAACGGGTTCATTGAGCATCACGGGTAATATGCTTTATCCAACGAACAGTAAGTCCATATACGGACCAAACACAAGTTGGTCTAGTTATTTGTACGTTGGTGGTGATGGTGTAAATGGTATCACTAGAACTGGTTCTATCGCATCTGTTGTTACTACGAATGGTAATCTGCATTTGGACTGTGGTTCTGGAGATAGAGCATTACACTTAAACTATTATTCAGGCACAAGTGGTACTAATTTTGGCAATGGTGCTAATAGTATTACGGCAAATGTGTCTGGTGCTGGTGTATTCAATGGTACCAATGTCACAGTAAATGGCAATCAAACACTGCATGCTGGCAACTATACCTCATACTCTCCAACACTAACTGGGTCCGGTGCTTCTGGAACTTGGGGTATCAATATTACTGGAAGTGCTGGATCGGTGACGGGGTTATCGCTAAACTCTTCAGCCAACGCCGCAGTTCCCGATAACGTCACACAGAACCAAATTGGATATAATAGCTCAGTCAGTCTGTTTGGGCAGACCGATGGTGGACTCTACTCGTCGGCACACAGCACACCTTGGGTGCATCAAATTTATGGAGATTTCCGTAGTGGTCGGATTGCTGTTCGTGGAAAGAATAGTGGAACATGGCAAGCGTGGAGAACTGTACTCGATTCAAGTAACTACAACAGCTACAGCCCGACGCTGACGGGCGGGTCAGCTAGTGGTACTTGGGGTATCTCGATTACTGGTAATTCGGCATCTTGTACAGGTAATGCCGCTACTTCGTCGAATACATCATCTATTAGTAGTGCAACGGGGGGTGCTTATACATGGACTGGATCAAACACCTTTCAATCTAATAAAGGCTCAGGAGTATATTTAGGGGCAACAAATACCGCACAACTTCAGGCGTATTCTAGTGACTCCGGTGCTGCGTTCATGTCATTCCATCGCGGTGGTTATTTCGCAGTAAATATGGGTCTCGACCCTGACAATGTACTTCGGATCGGGGGCTGGTCTGCATCATCAAATAGATTTCAGATGGATATGTCTGGAAACTTGACTATGGCTGGTAACGTAACAGCTTACTCAGATGAGCGCCTAAAGAAAGACTGGGAATTACTACCTACAGATTTTGTAAAGAATCTGGCTTTAGTAAAAGTTGGTACGTTTACTCGTATAGATAGCAATGAACGGCAAGTAGGGGTATCTGCGCAAAGTTTAATTACTTTATTACCTGAATCTGTACAAAATGATGGCGAGTACTTGTCCGTAGCATACGGCAATGCGGCTCTTGCCTCAGCAGTTGAGTTAGCAAAAGAAGTAGTGAGTTTAAACGCTCGTATCGCCAGACTAGAAGCTCTGGTATCAAAATTAATAGAAGGATAATCATGACACAAGCAACTTTCACCATTGTTATTAATGGTATCAAAACAGCAACTGTTGACGGCATTGCTGACGCAGTAAAACAAATTGAATGGACTCTAAAGGGAGAACTAGAGGGTCAAACCTTTGAACTTCCACAGACTACTATCGTTCCAGATCCAACTGAAGCTGGATTTATTCCATTGTCAAATCTAACTCCAGAAATCGTTACCGTATGGATTGAAGAACATGACGAGAACATGGATGCAGCAAAAGCTCACATTCAGTATGTGCTGGATAGACAAGTTATTGCTGCAGCGTTGGTTGTTACGCCAATGCCTTGGGCTCCAGTAGTAGTAGTAGAAGAAATTGTACCAGTTGAACCAATTTCACCTGCAGTATAAATAATAGAATAATTGGAGACAACATGGCTGTAACAACGAGATTAGGTTTAATTGAATATTGCTTAAGAGCTCTTGGTGAGCCTGTTGTCGAAATTAATATCGACGAACAGCAAGTAGAAGATCGCGTTGATGAAGCAATTGAGTACTTTCGGCAGTATCACTTTGATGGTATCGAAAAGGTATACTTAAAGCATAACATTACGCAACAGAACATCGATGATAAGTTCATCTTAGTTCCAGATCTGATCTATGGTATCACTAAGGTATATCCAGTAGCGTCAGGTACTTCTACTTCTAAGTCAATCTTTGACTTACAGTATCAACTTCGTCTTAACGATCTATACGATCTTACTAGCACGTCTGTGATGTACTACACTCAGGTAATGAGTCACTTGGCTCTACTTGATCTAACACTTAATGGACATCCACTGTATCGATTCAATCGCTTAAACAATAAGCTCTACATCGATACAGTGTGGTCTGAGAAGATGCAGGTAGGCAACTATCTTCTAGTTGAGTGCTATCGTGCAATGGATCCAGCAGACGCTCCTCGTATGTATGGAGAATCATGGATTAAACACTATACCACTGCGCTGATTAAGAAACAATGGGCTGTCAATCTTAAGAAATTCTCTGGCATGCAATTACCGGGTGGGGTATCCATCGATGGTCCTGCGTTATACGCTGAAGCTATGGCTGAGATCAAAGATCTTGAAGATGAGATGATGAATAAGTCGGCACCTCTAGAATGGTTCATGGGATAATATGCCTAACGTATACTTTTCTCACGGCACTCGCAATGAACAGTATCTTCTTGAAGATCTGATCGTAGAGTCCATCTCTATCTGGGGTCAGGAATTTTACTATATTCCTAGAACTTTAGTAGCTAAAGATGAGATCCTCGGTGAAGATCGTCTGTCTAAGTTTAAGGATGCGTATCCAATCGACATGTATTTAGAATCAGTTGATGGTTTTGAAGGGCAGGGAGCTTTTATCCAGAAGTTTGGTCTCATGATGGAACAGTCTGCAACGTTGACTGTCGCTCGTCGCACTTGGGAACGAGTCGTTGGAAAGCACGGCAGTACTATACTTCCTAATCGTCCATGTGAGGGTGATCTACTCTACTTTCCATTGACTAAGGGTCTATTTGAGATCAAGTTCGTGGACCATCAGGATCCATTCTACCAGTTGAAGAAACTATATGTCTATAAGCTTCAAGTAGAACTATTCCAATATTCTTCTGAGAAGATGGAAACTGGAATTCCTGCTATTGATGTCTTTGAAACTCTTAAGACTTTCGACACCACTCTACAACCTAATATCGACGTAGTGGATTCATACGGTGATAACAATCAATTTAAAGACGAAGCAACTGCCGTAGTCTTTGATACCAGCAATCCATTTGGCGAATAACATGCTACACAACAATATTTTCTATCATGGTATAACCCGTAAGATTATAGTCGCCTTTGGTAGTCTGTTTAGCAACATTCGTATTGAACGTAAGAAGGATGGAGTGACAGTTCAGACTCTGGCTATCCCAATCGCGTATGCGCCAAAGGAAAAGTGGTTAGTTCGTATTGAACAAGATCCAATGTTGGAGAATAATACATATACGACTCTACCAAGATTATCGTTTGAGATCACGAGTCTAACTTACGATGCATCTCGTAAGACTAATAGAATGAATTATATTACTATCCATGACGCCGATGGTAATCACAATAAGATGTATGCTCCAGTTCCATACAACATAGACATATCATTGTATGCGTTAACGAAGACACAGGAAGATGGGTTACAGATCATCGAACAGATCCTTCCATACTTTACGCCAGAGTATACTCTGGCGCTTAAGACTATTCCAAACAGCGAAATCATTATGGATGTGCCTATTATTCTTGATGGCGTATCAGTTCAAGATGATTATGATGGTGATTTCTCGACTAGACGGTTTGTTACTTACACTATGAATTTTACTTTGAAGTGTAACTTCTATGGACCAATTGTTGATGGCACTAAGATCATTACTTCATCCTTTGTCGACATCAACAACATTGAATCTGCGTTAGATAATTTTGCTAATGTAAATACAACTGGAGTTCCAGCAACTGGAGTTATAACTAGTACAGTAGTTGAAACCGAGTAATACAAATATATTATACCATACATGAGTGACAACTTAAAATCTTATAATTCTAATAGTGGACTAAAAGCAGCTGGTCAAGTCATAGGCTTCACTAAAGAACAACTTCAAGAATATTTGAAGTGTGCAGAAGATCCTATCTACTTTATTGACAACTATTGCATGATCGTTTCTCTTGATCAGGGTTTAATCCCGTTCAAGTTATATCCTTGTCAGGTAAATAAGATCAACGTCATTCATAATAACCGTAAAGTTATTTTAATGGAAGGTCGTCAACAGGGTAAGACGACGACTTCAGCTGCGTATATTCTTTGGTATACGATATTTCAAACGAGTAAGACCGTTGCTATTCTTGCTAATAAGGCAACAGCGGCACGCGAAGTATTGAATCGCTATCAACTCATGTATGAAAATCTTCCAATGTGGATGCAGCAGGGTGTTACTACATGGAACAAAGGCGACATTGAATTAGAGAATGGTTCAAAAGTATTCACTGCAGCAACATCAGCTTCTGGTATTCGTGGTAAGTCTGTAAACATGTTGTATGTAGATGAAACCGCGATCATTCCAAACACAGTTGCAGAACAATTCTTTGCTTCAGTATACCCAACAATCTCTGCTGGTGAAACGACAAAGATTCTATTAAGTTCCACTCCACTTGGCTATAATCACTTCTGGAAATTCTGGAACGATGCTGAGAATGACCGCAATGGATTCGTTCCATTGTTTATTCCATACACTGATATTCCTGGAAGAGATGCCGCATGGGCAAATGAACAACATAGATTGCTCGGCGATCTGAAGTTCAATCAGGAGGTGATGTGTAACTTCCTTGGCTCAAGCTTAACTTTGATAAATTCTAATGCAATTTCTCAATTGTCTCCAGGATCTCTTATATATAGTAAGGATGGTTTCGATGTGTACGAGAAACCAAAAGTAGATCGAGTATATGCACTGGTTGCAGATACTGCAAAAGGAGTTGGTGGAGATTATTCTGCGTTTGTCGTAGTTGACATGACAGAACTTCCATATAGATTAGTAGCTAAATTCCGTGATAATAGAATTAGCCCGATGCTATATCCTTCGATTATAAATAAAGTGGGTAGAGAATACAATACTGCTTATGTTCTTATAGAAATCAATTCTTCAGAACAAGTAGCTGATATTCTCTACGGTGAATATGAATATGATAATGTCGTTATGGTAAATAGAAGTGGCGATGGACAGACTATATCTGGTGGCTTTGGCGGCGGAAGAACTCAATTAGGAGTAATAACCGACAAGAAAGTCAAACGAATTGGATGTTCTAACTTTAAAGCTCTAGTTGAAGAAAAACGGTTATTGATTCCTGATGCAGATGTTATCTCTGAAATTTCTACCTTTATTCAAATAAAGAATAGTTACGAAGCAGATGAAGGGTATCATGATGATTTAGTTATGCCTTTAGTATTGTTTTCGTGGGCAACCACTAGTCAGTATTTTAAAGATCTTAGCAATATCAATATTAGACAAGTGATGTATGAAGACCAGATGAAACAGATTGAAAATGACTTAACACCATTTGGTTTCTTAGATGATGGACAAACAACGGGAGATGGTCTATTGGCCAACTTCTAAAACTGACTATATATAAATAAAGATAGACAAAGTTCTAATTTTATTAATAACTCTCAAGGAGAATCGCAATGCCTTTCGCACTATCTCCAGGTGTAACAATTGTTGAGAAAGATTTCTCATCTATTATTCCTGCTGTTTCAACTTCTGCCGGCGCGTTTGCCGGTGTGTTTTCATGGGGACCAGTGGCAGAGCCAACAACGGTTTCTTCTGAGGATGTACTAGTACAACGCTTTGGTGGACCAAATGACTCTAACTATGAGTCATTTTTCTCTGCTGCTAACTTTTTAGCATACACAAACAATCTAATTGTCAATCGTACTGACACTGCTGATCTAAGAAATGCCGTTGCTTCTGCAGGCGGTGAAGTTCTTGATGTAACATTCACGACAAAAGGTTCTGGATACAAGACTGGTCATGCAACTACTGTAGCATTCTCAGCACCAGAAACTGCTGGTGGATCTACTGCTACTGGCACTATTGTTCTTAGTGGCGGTATCGTTACTGGAATCTCAGTTGTAGTAGCTGGTTCTGGTTATCTTGCAGCTCCTACTGTTACTATCAGTGCTCCTGAAGTTGAAGGTGGTCAAACTGCTGTTGCTACCGCTGTTATTTCTGGTGGAGTAGTTACTGCTATCAACTTGACTGCTGGTTCATTGGGTTCTGGTTATCTTGCAGCTCCTACGATCACACTTAGTGCAGCCCCAGCTGGTGGCACTTCAGCTACTGCAACATCAACAGTTGCAACTTCTAGCATTAGCAAAATCAATATCACTAGTGGTGGTTCTGGTTATGTTGCAGCTCCTACTGTTACTATTACAGCAGCTAATACTGGTACCGTTGGTGCAGTAGTTGCTCCTACTGGCGTAACAGCTGTTCTTTCATCTTCATCTGGTGTTAAGATTAGAAACACTGCAGATTACGTTGCAAACTTCCGTGACTATCAACAGTCTGTGTATGGTATGTTTGCTGCTCGTTATCCAGGTACTCTTGGAAATGGTATCGCGATTGTCTTAGTTGACAAAGCCGTATATACCTGGGCTCTTCTAAATCCAACTAGTTACATCACTGGCACTACAGTTAAAGCTTCTGTAATTACATCAAGTTTTAGTGGAACTCCTGGTACTAGCACTGCTGCTTCGTTAAAAGGCATTGCAGATGACGAACTTCATGTATTAGTTCTTGACACCGCTCGCGGAACATGGTCAGGCACTCCATACACTACTCTCGAAAAATATTCATATCTATCGAAGATCAAAGGTGTGACACGCAGTGATGGTACTAACGTATACTATCGTGATGCTATCAATACAGCATCTAAGTATATCTGGGTTCTAAACACTCCTAGCGCTGTTCAGGTTAACGATCCACAGAATATCGATTGGGATAAGAATATCGATTCTATCGCAAATGCTGTAAATCTTCGCGATTTAAAGTCTACCGCAATTGCTATCACTCTAGCTGGTGGCGTTGACGACTTTGATGCTACAGATGGTGAAACCCAAACTGCATTCTTGCAATTCACTAACACTGACTTGTATGACATCTCTCTTGTCATCTCCGGCGATGTAAGTGCAACTACTGCAAATGTGTTGATTAACAATTTAGCTGAAATACGTAAAGACTGTGTAGTGTTTATCTCTCCACGTAATGCAGATGCTTCTCCTATCACTATTTCTACGACAGCAGTTGAAAACATTCAGACTTTCAAGTCAACTTTGACTAACAGCACCTATGCTGTTCTAGACACTGGATGCAAGTATCAGTATGATCGTTACAATGATACATATCGTTGGATTCCACTAAATGCAGATATCGCTGGTCTATGTGCTCGTACTGATTACACCACAGATGCATGGTTCTCTCCAGGTGGTTTCACCCGCGGTCAAGTAAAGAATGTCGTTAAGTTGGGCTTCAATCCAGGACCTACCGAGCGTGATAATCTTTACAAAGAAAGCGTTAATCCAGTTGTAACGTTCCCAGGACAAGGTACTATCCTTTATGGTGACAAAACATTCTGGGCTAAGCCAAGTGCTTTCGATCGTATCAATGTACGTCGTCTATTCATTGTATTAGAAAAGGCCGTTGCTACAGCAGCTAAGTATCAGTTGTTTGAATTCAATGATGACTTTACTCGCGCTCAGTTCCGCAATTTAGTTGAACCGTTCTTGCGTAATGTCCAAGGTCGTCGTGGCATTATTGACTACCGCGTTAAATGTGATACCAGTAATAATACTGGCGAAGTTATCGATCGTAATGAGTTTGTTGCAAGTATCTTCATCAAACCAAATCGTTCAATCAACTTTATCACACTAAACTTTGTGGCTGCTCGTTCAAGCGTAAGCTTTGACGAAATCGGCGGTTAATTCACAAGGGAGAGATTAGCCTCTCTCCCGTTGAATAAATAAAAGAATAAAGGAGTCATTCAGATGGCAAACATTTCAGATTTTAAAGCACAACTTACTGGCGGTGGCGCTCGCGCTAATCAGTTCAGAGTTGGTTTAGCTTTCCCTTCGTTTGTGAATCTAGGCGTAATCGCCGGTACACAAGCGCAATTCCTATGCAATACCGCTCAATTACCAGCATCTACTATTGAACCAATCTCTGTTCTATATAGAGGCCGTCCAGTTAATTTTGCCGGTGAAAGAACATTCGCTCCTTGGACCGTTTCAATCTATAACGATACGAACTTTAACATTCGTAACGCATTAGAACAATGGTCTAATGGCATTCAAAACAATGCAGATACTAATGGTATCACCAATCCATTGAACTACCAAGTTGACATGGCAGTGTATCAACTCGATCGCAATGGTTCAACTATCAAGACGTATTCATTCCACGATGCATTCCCTTCTGAAGTTGGTGACATTCAATTGGGCTATGACCAAGGAAATGCAATTGAAACGTTTAACGTAACGTTCCAATATAACTTCTGGACATCTGATACTTCTACTGGTGGAGCTGCTGGCGGTTTCGGAGTTAGCGGTACCGTTAATACTCCAGTTGGTTCTTTCCCTATCTAATTAGAAGCGATATATAATGAAAGTCTTTGGTTTCGAAATTCAGCGTAAGAAACAGCCTGAGCCGTTATCGGTTATAGCCCCGTCGCAAGATGATGGTTCAACCGTAGTAACGTCTACAGCTGGATATTATGCACATGTGATGAATATGGACGATACGATTAAGAGTGAAAACGACTTAATTCGTAGATATCGCGAAGTATCGCAGTATCCTGATTGTGATAGTGCTATTGATGATATCACCAATGAAGCTATCGTAGCAGAAGAAGACCATGCACCGGTTGAAATTGTTTTAGATGATCTAAAAGTTTCCGCTGGAATTAAGACCAAGATCACTGACGAGTTTAAGAACGTCATGACCCTATTGAAATTTGATGAAAAGGGTCATGACATCTTTCGCAATTGGTATGTTGACGGTAGACTATATTATCAGATTCTAGTGGATGAAGCTAATCCTAAGAACGGTATCGTTGAACTACGACCTGTTGACTGCCGTAAGATTCGCAAGATCAAGAACGTAGTAAAACAAAAGAATCCACAAGGTGTGGAGATCATTAAGAACATAGAAGAGTACTACCTTTACAACGATAAAGGTATCACAGAATCTACATCGCAGGGAATTAAACTTCCTCTTGATTCTATTCTCTATACTCCATCAGGAGTAGTAGACCAAAATACTGGTCTTATGCTATCGTACTTGCATAAGGCTATTAAGTTAGTAAATCAACTTAAGATGATGGAAGACTCTTTAGTCATCTATCGTATCAGTAGAGCACCTGAACGTAGAATTTTCTATGTCGACGTTGGTAATCTACCAAAACAAAAAGCAGAACAATACGTCAATGACTTGATGAATAAGTTCCGCAACAAAGTTGTTTACGATGCAACAACCGGCGAAGTCCGCGATGATCGTAAACACATGTCCATGATGGAAGACTTTTGGATGCCTCGCCGCGAAGGTGGTAAGGGTACAGAAATCACTACACTTCCAGGTGGGCAAACCCTTGGTCAGATTGAAGACATTGAATTCTTCCAAAGTAAACTATTTCAAGCGTTGAACGTTCCAATGAGTCGTCTAAAAGGCGATGGTGGATTCAACATGGGTCGTTCATCGGAGATCACTCGTGATGAGATCAAGTTCACTAAGTTTGTATGGAGAATTCGTAAGAAGTTCTCTAACTTATTCCTTGATGCTCTGAAGATTCAGTTGGTCCTTAAAGGCGTTATCAATATCGAAGATTGGCCAGAGATGGTTCAACAGATTCGATTTGACTTCATGAAGGATAACCACTTTGCAGAGATTAAAGAAAACGAGATCATGCAGGGTAGAATTAACCTATTGACTGCGTTGGATCCATTCGTTGGAAAATATTATTCTCCATCATACATTAAACGTAATATCCTTATGCTTAATGATGAACAGATCAAAGAGATCGATACAGAGAATGAAACACATAATGCAGATACACAAGCTGCTGAAGTAAATGATATGATGGTCAAGGGGAAAGCCCAAGCTGACATCAATAAAATGCAAGATACTGGAGATAAAAAATGAGTACACGTGATTTAGTAGATGCCCTAATTTCAGGCGATTCAATCGAGATTGAAAACGCTTTTGATGCTACTATGGCTGAGAAAATGTCGTCTAGTTTAGACACATATAGAGTTAAAGTAGCTCAATCAATGTTTAATCCTGCCGTAGCAGTTGAAGATTCGGAATAATTCTAATCTCTATTTGATGATAAATATAATCAATAAGGAACTAATATGGCGGTCGTAAAAAGCTTTTTAAAATTAACAGAATCAGACTGCGTAGTTAAAGTCGCAGGAACTGCTGGCTCTGCTACGATTGGTCTAGCGACTGATCTGCTTCGTTCAACTGAAGCACTTACTGTTGGTGGTACTCCAACAGTTGTAATCAGAACACTTACTTGGAGTGGCGCAGCAGCCGGTGTAATCACCATCACTAGAAATAACGTGGTTGTATCTACACTTCTTGGTTCTACATGCGGTCAACTAGATTTTGGCGGTCAATTCTGTGTTGCAGATAACACAGAAGCAACGTCTGATATCGTCGTTACAATCACCGGTGGACAAGCAGAGCTTATGATTCGTGTTGCTAAAGTAACTGGTTATTCAAGCAAGATTGAAACTTCACAGTTCAGCGTATATGATAATACCTCAGTAGTAGGAAGCTAATCATGTATTTAATTAAAGAAGTCGTAGAGACCTGTACACTTATTACCGAGAACAAACTCGGTAAGGGTAAAGAATATTTTATTGAAGGTGTATTCCTTCAATCAGAAGTTAAAAACCGTAACGGTCGCATGTATCCAGAGTCTACAATGGATAAAGAAGTTGCACGTTACATGCTTGAAAAAGTAGGTAAGAATACTGCTTATGGAGAACTTGGTCATCCAGATTCTCCATCTATCAATCTAGATAGAGTATCACATATGATCGTTGACCTTCGTAAAGAAGGCACCAATTATATTGGTAAGGCAAAGATCATGGAAACACCAATGGGCAATATTGCACGAAGCCTTCTTGAAGGTGGAGCAAATCTCGGCGTTTCCAGTAGAGCACTTGGATCACTTCGTATGAATAAAGAAGGCGTTCAAGTTGTTCAAGACGATTTCATGTTGTCAACCGCAGCAGACATCGTCGCAGATCCTTCAGCACCAGATGCTTTCGTAAGAGGTATCATGGAGTCGGCAGAGTGGGTTTTTGTTGATGGTCGCTTTGAACAAAAGCATATTGAACAAACTAAGAAACTTATTCAGAATGTTCCATCTAAGCGATTGAACGAAGTTTCCGTACAAGCATTTCAGAATTTTCTGAATAATCTAAAGTAATAAATAAATAATCTAGTTTAGGAGAATAAACACATGTCTATCGAACAAAAAATTGCCGACCTTCTTGAAGAATCAAAGAAGCTGCAAGAAGAACAAGTTGAAGTGGTTGCTGAAGTGGTTGCTGAAGAAGTAGCTGAAGAAGTGGTTGCTGAAGAACTTACAATCGACGTATCTGAAGACGTCGCAGCTCTCATCAATGGTGAAGAGCTATCAGAAGAATTTAAAACTAAAGCTGCTACGATTTTTGAAGCAGCGGTAGTAACTCGTGTTAAGCAAGAAATTGCTAAACTCGATGAACAGTTTGATACTAAACTTGCTGAGCAAGTAGAGTCAATCAAAGAGGGTCTTGTTGAAAAAGTTGATGGATACCTCAACTACGTAGTTGAGCAGTGGATGACAGATAATGAGCTTGCCCTTGAAAATGGTATGAAGAGTGAAATCATGGAGAGCTTCATCACAGGTATGAAAGGTCTTTTCGAACAACACTACATTGATGTACCTGAAGAAAAGTTTGATGTTCTAGGCGAAATGCAAGAAGAAGTTAGTGCTGTAAAGTCTAAACTCGACGAGCAATTGGCTGCTAATGTTGAACTAACTAAGCAAGTAAATGAGATGAAGAGAGTTGCTGCGATTGCAGAATCCGCAGCAGGAATGGTTGATACCGACGTAGAGAAGTTCAGCGGCCTAGCTGAAGAACTTGCCTTCGAAGATGCTGACACCTTCAAGACGAAACTTCAAACCATTAAGGAAAATTATTTTGGTAAGAAGGTAAGTAAGACTGTTGACTCAGTCGTGACAGATGAACCAGTGCAACTTTCTGAAGAAACTATCAGCCCGAGAATGGCTGCTACTCTTCGTGCACTAGGTAAGAAGTAAACATCCATTAAAAGGAAAATAAAATGACAACACGTCAAGATTTAATTAAAAAGTGGTCTCCAATCCTGGAAGCTACTGAGGCAGCTCCAATCCAGTCTAACTATCGTAAAGAAGTTACCGCTGTTCTTTTAGAGAACCAAGAACGCGCAATGGCTGAGAGCTACCAAGCTCTTAACGAAATTGCTAACACCGGTGGTGCTGGTGTTGCTTTGGGCGGTGCTGGTACTAATGCAAATATGGCCGGTTACGATCCAGTGCTTATCAGCTTGGTTCGCCGTGCAGCTCCACAGATGATCGCTTATGACATCGCTGGCGTTCAGCCAATGACTCAACCTACAGGTTTGATCTTCGCTATGAAGAGCAAGTACTCTACTCAAGACGGCGCAGAAGCGTTGTTCAACGAAGCAGATACTGACTTCTCTGGTACTGGTACCCACGCTGGTTCTAATCCAGTTGACGGCGCTTACACCAAGGGTACTGGTATGACTACAGCTAATGCTGAAGATCTTGGTGCTGGTGTTGCATTCGGTCAAATGGCTTTCTCTATCGAGAAGACAACCGTTACTGCTCAAACTCGTGCACTAAAGGCAGAATACACTACCGAATTAGCACAAGACTTGAAAGCAGTTCATGGTCTTGACGCTGAAGGCGAACTAAGCAACATCCTTTCATCAGAAATTCTTGGTGAAATCAACCGCGAAGTTCTACGTACTGTGTACATCGGTGCTAAGGTTGGTGCTCAAGTTGGTACAGCAGCTGCTGGTACTTTCGACTTGGATGTTGATGCTAACGGCCGTTGGTCAGTTGAAAAATTCAAAGGTCTAATGTTCCAAATCGAACGTGAAGCTAATGCGATCGCTCAAACAACTCGTCGTGGCCGTGGTAACTTCATCATCTGTTCTTCAGATGTTGCAAGTGCTCTAGCAATGGCAGGTGTTCTTGACTATGCTCCAGCATTGTCTACCGGTCTAAACGTTGACGAAGCAAGCACCACTTTCGCTGGTGTTCTAAACGGTAAGTACAAAGTGTATGTTGATCCATACTCTGCTAACCAAGCAAATACTCAGTTCTTCGTAACTGG